ACCATCACACTCCTTCCGGTTTCTCGCACCGCTCAAATTCGATTACCCACACCCACGGGTTCGCTTCCCAGCCGTAGCTGTCAAGGTCGGTTTTTTTGATGGTGCTGTTCCAAAGGTTTTTCCATTCTTTCAATGCAATTTCCATATCTCCGGCATGAACTGCCATAGAAGAAATTCCTTCATTACGAATACCGTCAATGGTAATCTCCTGCAACCGCTCCACTCTCACATTCGTAACCTTAAGCCATATGCGCGCGGCTTCTTTTGGCATGTGGATGGACGGACGCCACTTACCACGCCATCCTTCCGGTCGCAGATCTCCATCAGCTCTATAATAATAAATAGAGTGACCGCGCATATGACCGGCTTCATTTACCGGAAGCGCACACCATGTTTCCCGAACGTAGAGGATATCTCCCGGCTGATATGGCGGTCTTTTAATACCACCAGGATACATGAACCCAAGCGGATTACTGCTATCTCCGCTTTTGCCAACCGGTACACCATCCATATTTTCCGGCAATTCGATAACTCGCCTTGTGCAAGTCTTCCGACCGTCCAGAATTGCCCGAACCATTTCGGTGTTAAATAAAATCGGTTTAATTGCCATCTACTCCACCGCCTTTCACGATCTCGATTGCGTGCTCATAACTTCTTGCTTTCTCTTTTCCCAAATTCCTGTTATATGCATTCTCCCAAAACTTTCTCTCATTTTCCAACTGCTCCACAATCTTGTCCGGGTCATAGGCGGTCGGATATTCTTCTAGTAAATACAATACTGCATTTGTATTTACTAAAGTTCCATTGCTTAAAGTAACCGATTTTAAATCTTTCTTTAGTGCATCAGCATCAATCAATCTCATCGCTCGTCCCCCAATCTAATCTCTGACCGCAATCACAATATACGGTATCCTCTTCCAATATGTCTCCACAGCAAGGACATCTCCCTATAAGACCGACATAGCTGTCTCCGTCTTTTACCTGGGATATTGATTTCACTTTCTTCGCTGTCTGCTTCTCCACTGCCGCCCGGCATTCTTCCAAAGTCCCAATCTTGCGATATTGGCGCCAATCACTTAATGCTTCAAAATAATTGCTTTTCATATCCTGCAATTCTTCAGCAGTACCGATTGCACGGTACTGCTGTATCTCTTCCAGTGCCTCGATTGCTTTCTCAAAAGCTCTAAGTGTACTGCTTTTACTTTCCCATTCCATTTCCTGCCTGATTATTTTTATTGCCTTGTTCTCATCCATTGTTACACCTCCAACAGTTCCGGGTTATCAATCATGTTGCCGATCACTTCAAAATTCTCTGAATCAAAATCATCCAGTTCCTCATAGTCATCACAGCCCGGCTCATTCGTGCACCATCCGTTTTCATGCCACACGACACGCTTTCTCGTCTCATCTTCTGGAAACTCAACGTCGATATGCCCTGAAAGAATATCATTCTCCAAAATCAGCTTGCCGTTCTTATCCTTAAGTCCGGTGCACTGGCAGATGGTAGATGCATCTACAACACAACGACAGAAGAAATCCAAACTATCCTTTGCGTAGAAATAATAACTTTCGTTGCCCTTTTCCGTGCAAAATGGGTATGACAGATATCCTTCCACCCATTCCCCATTATCAATCCGCTTTCCACGGGATAAAAATCTATTCTCCATCGTTTATATCCTTATGTATTTATTCTGGTTCAGCCAATACCATTTACACGCCTTGCCACCATTAACAGATACCATAGGCTTCCCGCTATTATTTGCATTTGCGCATGTGACACCATTCGAACCACAATACAGACAGTTGGAACATCTTTCTTCAATTTGCTTTTCTTCCAGAACTCTGATATATCCCATTATTTTTCCTCCATTTCTTTCAACTTGGCTTCTGCTTCCTCTTGTGATAAAAACCAGGTTTCCTTGTACATTTTTTCTGACAGGATTCGGTCTGTACCATATTCCCGATCTTTGTCACACTCCATGTACCATCCTTTTTCTGTAAAAGTAATAAAGGCTACTTTCTGATGATAAATTTTATTGTTCTCCGGGTGCAGACTTAAAATATTTAATTCATAATTGACTTTGCTAGGAATTAAATATACATCTGAGCCAATTCCACACGGCAACCGCAGAAGTAATCCCTGCTCCTCGGCATCCTCGTAGTCTTTGAGTTTCCGATATACGGCATCTATTTCCTCGCAATCCGGTTCACATGCCCTTTCCCACAGTTCATCATCAATCCATAATGGATTCCTTTCTGTTAATCTCTCCATGCTATCCCTCCTAATCTGCCAATATCGGCAAAGCAAACGCCCACAGGCACCATGCCGATCCCGTCATCTTGATTCCGGCTATAACCGCAATGCTAACGGCAATCCACTTCACGGCTTTTTCAAAACTCAATTTTCTGTTCTTGCGCTTTTCCCGGCATATATCGTAGCTCGGGCACTCCATGCAGCAATATGTTTTTCCAAGTTTGCATTCTTTTTCGCAATCCATTATTTTTCCTCACTTTCCCGGTACGGCTCTGGCAGTGGCATCCAGGCTATTATCTCGACATCGGTATCGACCATATCAACATCACATCTGCCGTATTCTGCAAGATAATCAGTGCAAGTCGTTGACCACCAGTACCATGCGTCCGAGTAATGCACCCCTGTTGCCGTAAACGGTACATCTTTGATGTTCGCGTAATAAGATTCCGGATTATGATTCACATATGTAATGTTGACCGGGACGCAATCTTCCGGCAACCTCTCGCTTACCGGAATCCACCGCCCAAACTCCGGCTTTCTCGCTACTGTTCTCATGTATTCAATCATTTCCCTGCTCCTTTCCGCACCGTAGCTGATACGGCACCTCTCTGAATCTCTTAAGCGCGTCGCCGCTATAGTTGCGCATTTTTTCTTTCATACCTTTATCTCACTTTCACATCAGTGTCATTTCTGCGAATTTTAAAATCCAACCCACACTCTTCTTTCAAGATCTGTATCTGATCTTCCCATGTAGCATAATCATCCATGATGCATTCTGCCTTTTTATTGAAGCGATCAACAAATCTCTGTATGCGGCTTTTACCAAATTCAAACTCATCGTGCAAAACCATTGCAGACAAAATCGTTACAGTGTCTATGGTATTTAATTTAATCTTGCTGACGCATTCATCTATTGCATTCTTGGGTAGCGCAAGTGGTAATTTTGTTGCGCCGCGAAATCGGCACTCTTCTTCCAGAGAGTCAATTCCCTTCTCCTTTGCAATTCGCAGAGCATATGCCATTCCCTCTCGCCTAAGTTCTTCATCTTTATTTCTCATGAATCAGTTCTCCTTTCTTTTCATCTCAATCGAATCGAGTTCCAAAAAGGACTGTGCATATATCTTTGAATTCATTTTCACGATCAGAAATTTGACCATCCAATTCATCAAGCCTATTAAGTAATGCTTTCTGGTATTCTTTTTCTGTAAAATCCGTATTGCGTTTTCTTCCCCTTGTTCTTATTGGAAGTTTTACATTTTCTCCGTTTTCCAATAAAATTCCAATAATTTTGCGCCTTGGGACGTCGTTTAGTTCCGCAAGAATCTCCAACTGTTCACCTTTATGCTTTGCATGTCGGTACCTGTTGCAAATTTCGTATTCGCCCATTTCCATCATTTCTTATCACGCCCTTCCCTAACATTTGTTTCCACCAAAGTTTTTTCTAATTCATCATAGTCATAAGATCTCTGATGAAAGTTATTAAATTTGTTTTTTGATCTTGGGTTACTCTCTTTCTCCTGCTTCTCCCAACTCCTTAATGCGGCTTTCCAGTCGGTTATTATTTCTCCATTACGTTTCCAACCTATTGATTTGTAGTAATCAATAAATGATTCTGCGCTAACACCATTCTTCCTCTTACGGCAATAATCAGCCACTTCCGCCAATGACGGTATGCACGCTTCCACTTCTTTCCCCGGCGAGCTTCCTGCGCTTCTTATTGCATTCACTCCGGAAAAATTTTTTGAAGCATCAAATGTGTATGCGCCATTTCTTTTCGTATAAAGCATTGATTTTTCTTCTGCATAATTGGTTGGCTTATAACGGTCTTTTTGAATGCAGTTATGTAATTTCCAATGTTTTATGACAATAACATTAGATCCTGGAAAAGTAAGAACATAATGTTTGTCAATGAGAATTTGCAAGTCTTCCTTTGAAGCCTGGCACTCTCTTACTGTTTTATTGGCGCAGTCAACAAAACCGTCGTCATCTGCCCGTATGCATAAATGAAAAAACAACCCCTGCGCTGTGAGCGGCATGTCAAGAAAAGCATCTGACGTCACTAAATCTATGCGAAACATCCGCTTACTTGCCATAATATCTCCTTCAAGTTCCAAAAAATTATCACTTTTCTACTTCCAAAAGCTCAATGACACGCGATCCTGCATCTTCCGGTCTGCAAAAAACAAATTTCACGCCGTACTTAATCTGCATTGTCAGCATTGCTTTTCCAAGGACTTCCCCGCTTGTTGGCGGTGCCTTTGGAAGCGGTACATTCAACCACTTTCCAATGCCGTGCATGTACTTTATCTTGTTGTATCTCTCAAGCCTTGGATTGTGCCAATGAAAAACGTCTTCAATAGTTTTTATTCCATCCATGTTCTCAACCAAAACATACAGTGCTATATTGTTGTTCTGCGCCAAAATACACTCGTCTCGGAACCTTGGATGCTGTTTTCCGCAGACGTTTCCCGTAATCTCCTGCATGTCCTTCTTAGTATCTACGGCAACCTTGTAGCTTCCAATAAAGTCCATCTTCTTAACTTCCATCTTTCTTGCTGACTTTCGTCTTATAACGTCAAGAACGGTTTCTTCCGCGATAACATAATCTCCAACTGGAAGAGGTGCTCGTAGCACCTCTATGTCATTACGATCAAAATAGCGATTCTTAAGTATGTGCTGACCCTCTTTCTGACCTTTGTCCTCGATCAATAACATACATATCTCCCTTCCATTGATTTATCCGAGTCATTATTAAGCAAAAGGCAACTCTTCCTCAATTCCATCCGGAATATCCATAAAACCATCCGAATCTGTCATAGGCTGCGGTTTGTAACTTCCGTTGTCCTGCGAAGCCTGTTTGCTCTCTGCAAATTCACAGTTTTCGATCAAACACTCATTGGTGTACACCTTATTACCGTCTTTGTTGGTGTAACTTCCGGTCTGCCAGCTTCCTTCAATTACAAGCTTTGTTCCCTTTTTGCAATATTTTTCAAGGAACTCTGCTCTTTTACCAAACGCAAGGCAGTTGATAAAATCCGCCGTTGGCTGTCCGTCCTGCTTGAATTTCCGGTCAACCGCCAGAGTAATTCTACCGATAGCTGTTAACTTCTCTCCCTGCGACCATCTTACTTCCGGATCTCTGGTGCATCTTCCCATTAAAAGCACTTTATTCATTCACTTATTCCTCGCTTCCTTAAAACGGGTAAAGGTTCATATCAACCTCTAATCCACGTTCCGCCACGTAAACATCTGATCCATATTTAACTGTTTCTTCTGTCTTTTGTTTGAATAGTGCGGGATCTCCGCTTTTATCTGATAAGTGAATTAGAGCGACATTTCGCAATGCCGGATTATCGTTAGTAGAAATAAAGTCAAGTGCCGTATCAAGGCTCATGTGACCTCGTAGGCGGTGTTCATAGTTTGGCTCGTCCAGATTAACAAACTGCATATCATAGTTGGCTTCACAAAGAATGTGATTTACCATCTGGTTTGAAAAATTATACTTGCAATATTCCAGATCTGTAAGAAATAGCAATTTTCCCATCTCTTCATGCTTGATTAAATAGCCATAGCACTCAATTTCTGTGTCATGCGGCACATTAAACGGTACTACTGTAAAACTGCCGATTTGACACGATTTGTTAGGCGAGAGAGCTATTGTACGCTCTCCAGTAATAACTTCAAGTGCGGTCTGCGTTTCAAACGCTGTGTAAACCGGGATGCCAGATTGCATAAAGTCTTTTATGTATCGTGCATGATCTCCGTGTTCGTGGCTCACAATACATCCAACAACATCAGAGACTTTCCAATCAATCATTTTCTTAAAGTCCATGAATTTACATCCGGCTTCGATTGCAAGGATTTCTCCATTGTCGGCAATTAAGGCGTATGAGTTACCGGACGAGCCGGAACCTAAAACTTTAAGTTTCATCTCTTCACCCTTTCCGGATTCACTTTTCTTGCACATTCTTCACAAATGAACATATTCTTGTGATTCCTGATTAAGGCAAGATATGGATAATCCGTAGATTCAAACTTTTTCTTGCATGAAAAACACTTATCAAGTCCACCAGATTTCATTCCAATCATTTCTCTTTTTAAGATTGTATCTCCAACAGACATTTCCCATTTCGCACAATCAAATATGTCATATGTCTTGGTTGTAGTTCTGTTAATTTTCATGTAAAAAACTCCTTTCTTACATCAACAATACCTTGTGTCTGCTTTATCAACTTTCGGTTACGCTTTGCTCTATGCTCATTGTCACAGATAAATTGCTTGCAAATTTCTGGTCGAACCGGATAGATTCTGCATTTCTCGCAACTCTTATCCGTATCAAGAAAAGGGCATGTCATATCATACGTTCTATTCGCAGTGGGAAGAAGATGTTTGCACTCTTTGATATGGTTCTTACGAATATATCTGCGAATAGTATCTACTTCTTTTCTGCTCATTGGTAAAAGATTGGAACAGCAGTTACCGCATTGGCTACATTTCCCATCTTTGCAAAAGTTGTAAATGTTATCTTCCATGCCTTTCTGTACGGATTCTAAAAATAATATAACTTCCATATGCTACTCCAATTCTTCCTCTGCCGGAAACTGGAAGACACCTCCAATAACAGCTTTAGTCATTTTATCATTCGGAATATAAATAGCTTTTTCTTTGTCGAACATCGCTATATTACGGCATGCATACGCATATTGCAGGTCTTCCATAGCTTTCCGCGCTTTTTCTTCCGTAGAGTACACGGCTAATTCAGTATCGTCCGCTATCGTTTTCTTATTTGTAAAGCTCTTGTTAATGAAAAATATACTGGTTCTGTATCTGCTTATAATAACTTGTTCATATGGAACATCAAGCGTTCCATTCTGTGATATAACTCTCATACATCCACCTCTAATCTTTCATAAAGTCCGGTACGTTCTCGTCATTCTCAACGACTTCTCCGGCTACTTTTTCTGGCTGTGGTTCAACTACTTCGCTCCCGGTCTCAATAACTTCGGATTCAGCTACAACAAACGGCTCTGAATTGGCATTTTCGGAAATATCACGCTTGACCTGTTCCTGCAAATCTTCCATCGGATATTCCTTGAAGTCGTTGTCCTGTATTTCCTCTTTCGTATACAATCCCATTGTCAGTTCCGGACAATTCAGACTGGAGAAGAAAGATGCCGCTCTGTAACGAAGCATTAACTGTGGCATGGTTTTCCACTTACTACCGTTCTTGCCAAGCCATCCCTCGGCTTTAGCCATTTCCATGTCCACGGTCATACCCTCAACTCTACGACCATTTTTCGTAGTCCAAGCAAGACACGAATAAGGCTTGCCATCCTTATCTTTGGTTTCCTCAAACTGTAATTCCATGTCGAATTTACCGGAATTATTGATTGCCGCAATCAGAAATTTACTGCTCCAAGACGGTCTACCCTGAATCACATACAGATTCTGCATAACCATCAGTGGGCTTACTCGCAGTCTCTGCGCCTGCTCAATAGCAATCAGACAGTTTGCATCGTTCTTCTGGAATGTTGCCGGAACGATAGTTGAACTCGCCAACGCCTTTGCCATCTGCATAGCCATAATGAAATTATCTGATGTTCCAAAAATTCCAAGGCTATAGTCTGTAACCTTGTTGTTGCTGTGTGCAACCTCTGTCTTTTCCTCTTTCTTTTCCTCTGCCTTTGCTACTGCTGTGTTCTCTGCCATAATTATTTTTCCTCGCTTTCTTTCCTTATTGCTTTTTTAAATGCTCCATTTTTAAGAAATTTCAAAACAAGATTGAGTTGCATATTCTTGAAAACCTCTATGTGCTTTGTACTGTGATACCACATTACCCATTCCTGTTTCAAAAGTTCCTCAATGCTTGTAATCTGCTCACCCTCTGCGAATTTTCGCTGACTTAAAAGGTATTCCCTGTGTTTTTGAATGTTCTCGCATTTTGCGCACTCTTCGGAAGAATACCTTGAACAATGCTTTCCATTAAGGTTTACAGACAATGCACAATATCTACATGGATTAACTCTCATCGTCACCACCGCTTTCCGGTTCTTCACACTTCTTCACAACCGCCACCTTATCAGCACCGTAGGTTTCCACCCATGCCATATCCACTGATTCATCTGTAACTGTCAGCTTTGCACCTTTGGCATTTACAACCGTATCACCGGCTTTTACATCGTCTGATGTAGCAAATATATATGACCGGCTCTGGTTTGGATATTTTGCTTTTATGTAATTCATTCTGATACCTCCGCAATCTCTCCATTTTCAATCGTATACCAAGTATTCGGCTTGATATTTTCCCCATCAACCTGCACCATTTTTGCACCGTTAAGAACCCATGCACTCTGGTTATTTCTGTCATATTCTGTATCATCTTCTGAACCAGTGTATTCCCAGTCTGCAAAAACAAGAAATGCCCCAAGAACGCCCTTGGCTTTTGATTTGTAACCCCAAGCAACAGCTACTGCATCCTTGTCTTCTGCCGAGGATGCTCCACAGTATCCGGTTGCCGAGGATGCTCCACAGGTGCCGGTTGCCGAGGATGCTCCCTTGTATCCGGTTGCCGAGGATGCTCCCTTGTCTCCGGTTGCCGAGGATGCTCCATAGTCTCCGGTTGCCGAGGATGCTCCATAGTCTCCGGTTGCCGAGGATGCTCCATAGGTGCCGGTTGCCGAGGATGCTCCATAGTCTCCGGTTGCCGAGGATGCTCCACAGGTGCCGGTTGCCGAGGATGCTCCCTTGTATCCGGTTGCCGAGGATGCTCCATAGTCTCCGGTTGCCGAGGATGCTCCATGCTTTTCATCGCTTTCAGCGTCCTTTTTTACACGTTTTACTGTATATTCGATTGCAGCTTTAACAAGACCCGCAATGCTAATTTCTGCTCCGATCTTAATTTTTGTAGATGCTACCTTAGTATCATCATTATGTTTCTGGATTTCTCCGCTCTGCTCTACCTCGTGGTATACGCTTTCATTTGGATAATAATAATTCAAGCAATCAAGCGGATACTCGCAAGCGCGAAATCCATGATCGCAAACTTCTACGATTTCTTCCTCATACTCTTTTCCTTCTTCGTACTGAAAGCCACGATAAGTCATATTTTTGTTAAATCCTTTGTATGTTTTAATACTCTCTCCCATCTAAACTCCCTCCACCTTCAACGAACCATCATATACAAGTTTGTGTATCGTTGGATCATAATTATCATCAATATCATGTACCTCGCCGTGTTCATCCATATATTGCGGTTTTTTTGCTATAAGCAATATTAACTGCGATCTCATTGTTTGCTCGCTAGTCAAACTCTCCGCATTATCAACAAAAATTGGGGCACTCACGCCGTATAACTCGCTAAGAGACCGAATAATGTCAAGCCCGGCTACAATTTTATGTCCGCTGTTCAAAGATGAATATGGGACACCACCCACGGTACACTCGCAGCAATCTTTCATACCTCCGTTTAACTGCATATCAAAAAGCTTGAACTTTACGGTCTTGAAGTGACTGTTGATTGATTCAGAAACCTTGTTGAGTTTGAAACGAATAAACTCTTCCAACAGGTAAAGAATGTGTTCCTGATCGGCAACTTTCTGCCCGATCTCTTTCTGCTCTGTCTGCAACTCGGAAATACGCTCGTCAATCTCAACATTCATAGATGCCTTTGCAATGATTTTGTTTACATCATAAAGACGTGCCTGAATCTCTTCTTTTTCAGATTTTAATGATTCAACTGCTGCATTCTCCCCATTGGCGTTCATCTTTTCGATTTCTACCAGAACTTCATCGTGTCTGGCTTTCATCTTCACATACTCTTCATTCTGCGAATAATCTGCTTCCACTGGCATTTCAGATAACGTTTTAGAGAGTGCTTCTTTCTTGGCAATGGCATCCTTCTCCTGTTTCTTTAAGGCTTCAATTTCTTCCTGCAAATTTGTATTTTTCTCTGTCAGTTCAGCAATAAGATTTTTCTTCTCTGTACCAATAGTAATCAGCCGATTCAATTCAACCTTTTTGTCAGTGTCAAACTTAAATCTTTCTGATTTAAGTTTTTCTTCCGCATCTGCCTTAGCTTTTTCCTTACGGCTCTCAAAATCAGCCTTTAACTGCTCGATTTTATCTTCCGGCAACTTCTGACCACACAATGAGCAAACGGTGCTGTTTTCATCAAATACCCACTTGGATTCATGAAACAAATATGGGAATTCATCAAAAGCCTTTGCTTTTTCTGCGTTGTACTCCTCTCCAAGCCTTTTCCGCTCTGAATCAGCATTGAAAATAACCGTCTCGTTTTCTGAAACCCGTCTCTCTTTCAAAGCAATAGTATCTGCAAATCGCTTCATCTCGTTTTGCAAATCGCGTAATTCTGCTTCGATCTCGCTTCTCCTGTTTGTCAGATCACGATTCATAGTCTGCATAATCCCAGACATATCAAACTGCAGCTGCATTTCTTCACGTCCTAACTCCATCATTGCACCGTCAGAATCTTTGATCTTCGCATCAATATCTGCAATTTTGGTTTCCAAGTCTGTTTTCGCAAGTTCCTGTTCTGCAACATCGATGTCAACCTTGGATTTCATGGCTTCGTCAATTCGGACTGGAATCTCTGCCTGTTTCTTCTTCCACTCGCTCAATGCTTTGGAGAATTTTGCTCTAATATCATCCGTAGACGGTGCTTTCTCCAATTCTGAAAGCAATGGCGCATACTTCGCGTCCGTCTGTGCCAGCTCTACATCTGAAACATCTGAAACAAGTTTCATCAGAATATCTCTCTGATCTTTCCATTTCAAAGAAGAAAAATACTGCGGATTAGTCAGCATTTTGAACATTTCCTCGCTCTGTGCCAATTCCGAAACATAAGCCTTGAAATCCGCTTCACTCTTCGGATAGCCGTCAATCTCAAACGAATTAACATTCCCCTGCAATACTGCCGTATCGGTTCCACGCTTCTTAACCCAGTTCTGTTTCTGTGTCTTGGAAAGTTCAACTCCCTTGCCATCTACATCCAGAATGGCAGACACCTTGATCTCCACATTATCAACTCGTATTCCTTCGTTCAATGGTCGTACATTAAACTTTTCCTCTCCAGAACTGTTCTTGTTGAAAAGCAGCCATGTAAACGCATCAAAGATCGTTGTCTTTCCTACGGCATTCTGCCCGCTGATCTTCGTTTTCACAGAGAAATTCACGTCAAGCATATTGATGCCCTTGAAATTCTCGATGTGAATACTCTTAATCGTTATTTTCATTTTTCCCCTCCTCGATCACATCACATTTGCTTACGGAAACCTCATAAGCCACTTTCTTCTCAAACTCCGTGTCAAAAATCTTCTTGTCGTATTCTCGGCTCTGAATTCTGCCAATCAACTTAACACGGGTCCCGATTTTAAATCCGCCTGCAAATCTTGCATTTCTTCCCCAGGCAATGCACGGAATGTAATCAGATTTCCCATAATCTCTGTTTACTGCAATCAGCATGTCTGTGATCTCGCGGTCAAGTGGTGTCTCTCTGTAATTCGGCTCTTTGCAAACATATCCATTGATCGTAATGCAATTCTTGTCAATATTCGCATCTTTTGAGTCAATCGCCTCGATGTCACAAACAAACACGGATAAGATCAACCGGCGTCTGGTACCTTCCTGTTTGTTGAATGATCGATAACTTCCAGAAACCCTTACCGCCATTCCTGAATATCTGTCCTCCATGTCAAACAGTCTTTCTGAAATGGTTAATGGGATCTCGTCTACGGCGCCACTCTTTCTTTTTACTCCAAGAGACATTTTGTAAAAATTCTCTCCGTATGATTCATACATAAACTCCGGCTCTGAAATAATCACGCCTGCCAGTTCCACTTTGTTGTTTTCCATTGTTTCTTTATTCATATTTGAAATTCTCCTCGTATTATAATGTAGTAGTGTTTATAGACCCTCTCCAAAGTCTGATTCCGTTTCTTCATGAAGTCTTTCAAGTTCAACCGTCCTGTTCATTATGCTTTTGGCATATTCAGTGCGATTCTCGTATGTTCTGGTCAACGCATCTGATTTTCCGCTATAGATCATAAGAACTGTACTCATGTCTCCCTCATATTTTTCAAACAACTCCGCCAAATAATCGCATCCAACGAGAATATTCCCATACGGATCATAGAGATCTTCTACTCCAAGACGTTCCATCCGGTCTCTGTGATATTTTTCATAAATTTGCATGAGACCTTTGCATCCACCATTCTCCACATCGGCTTGTCCACTGCTTTCATGCTCGATGATTGCCATTACCATTTCCGGGCAAATATGATATTCGTTTGAAATCTCTTTTATATAAGGAAGGTACTCATTTGAAATCCATGTATCGCTCGGTTCCGTTGCTGTCGTATGTAATGTAGGTAATACCATCGTCAGTGTCATCACCATCAACATAATAATCATGATCTTCGACAATCTCTTCCGCATCCTGCCATCCTCCTTCAATTCTTGATCCGGCATACAATAAGAATAAGCTGATTATGGTCGGTACCGCTACAATAGGATTTTCCGTTGCATCCGCACACATACAAAGAAAAAAGATCGCAGCGCCTACAAATTCAATCACCATTGCCAACTTCTTCATACGCACTTCACTCCCGCCACTTATAAGAATCACTTTCAATTTCCTGCCCGTGCAAGGACACAAAATCTGTTATTACCGCAATAAATTCTGAATTGGTTGGCTTCCCCTTTTTCGTCGAAACCGTATAACCAAAAATCTCATTGATCGCATTCACATTGCCATTTATCCATGTGACCTCTATTAAGTTCCGGATGTTTCTTTCTACTTTGGATGCGGTAGTTCCGTTCTCTTCTGCGATTTTTGCATAAATTTCCTTCATAACACATCTAAGCGCATCCCTGTCGTCCAGACATTTCTCTATCGCTCTAATTGTGTATGTGTATCCTTTGAGCGAATGGCTTGCGCCGATCTGATCTAATGTTTTTCTTAAAGCAATATTCGTTTGTTTATCCATGAATTCCTCCTGTTAATCTTTCCAATTTCATATTTTTGTTGGAAATTACCAGTTTGCCATGCTATTCTTCATCAGCGCAACCTCTTTCCAAGAACTTGTTGACGAAGTATATCTGACCTTTTCCGGTTACCTTGGTTGTCCGAGTGATCCTTACTGATCCATCCGGATTCTGCACGTTGCTTTCCTTTACCTCGAATAACCCCTGTTCAACATATCTCTGCTGTGGCATATTCTTTGACGAACCGCTTTTAATAAGGAAGTTATTCTCACGCAACCACTCAAACAACCGCTTCTGTCCTATCTGATAGCCGTTCTGGCAAATCAGCTTTGCCAAGTCTCCGATAAGAATTGATGTGTGGCTTGTTGCTACAGCATCGGCAAAGATTTCTTTCGGTTTCATCCTCTTATTTTCAGCAATCAGACTGGTGTTGATTTCCTTAAGGCTGTTGATTTTCTCGTCAGCCATCTTTAACGCTCTGGCAAATACCTGCTCCGGTGTGTTCCATGCCTTTTCCAAGTCGATAAGGTACTGGCGGACTGCTTTTCCCTCCGGTGTTCTCTGAATCATGCAAATCTGCTTTGCCATGTCTACAGAAATATCAGCATCTTTTGATGGTCTACCGCCCTTTTCGGAGGTTTCGCTCAATTTTGAGCAAAAGTCTTTACCCTCTTCAAAGCCATATTCACACATTCTCGGGAACCAATCTTTGAATGCGGTTTTAATATGTAACTGCTCGTGCAGTTCTCTTGCCGATACTGTCTGTGTATCAAAATTGACTTTCACTAACTCGTCCATTCCATCCAACTCCTTTCTGTACTATAATCGATGTTTAATCAGCATCAATACTAATAATCGTTTCAGCGATACGGTCAATTTCGGCTGCAATGCGAATTTTTGTTTCCGTATCAAATGTTTTCTTGCTTTCCTCTGCCAGCGTTTCGATTTGCTGGTAGAGGGTATCTTTTAATTCTTCAATGCTATGCAACATTCTTCTCCTTTCTATGTTATAATTCCCTTATCATCAAATAAGGGAGGTGTAATTTTGAACGATGAATATGTATCTGCCTACGCTATTGCTAAAATCTGTGGATATAACGGTTCTTTCAATGATTTCAAAATCAAGTACGACCAATACTGCGAAGAAATCAATGAAGAAATTTCGGAAGAAGAACCAACTTTAGCAAAAGTATCTGCATCTACTAATCCTTTCCGTAGGCACAGCCCGTTCTAAAATATTTTGCTAACGGAGCAACGGCGTTGAGAACATTGATAGACAATATAATGTTTGTCTCATCAATTTTCTTTTCGCCATTAAGAATTTTGCTGTAATCGTCCAAAACATTAAATGCGACATGCTGCGCCATTTCTTCAATGTCAATATATCTTCCGTCTTTACGCTCAACAATCGTTGCTTTTCCAGATGAATCCAAAACAGAATATCTTGATTTTTCCAATGTTTTTACATCTCCTTTCTAGTAACTTTTTAAGTTACTTTCTTTGCAAAAAAAATATCCATTGGATTTTGGATGTGAAGGTTATCAATCATAACCTGAATTTCGTCGCTTCCAAAAACGCCCTTACTCATTCTCATATAAAATGTTTTTGGCGTAACTCCAATCATTTCCGCAACATCAGCCTGTGTTTTGCCATTTTCAGCAATAACGCCGCGAAGTTTGTTTGTATCAACCATCTGACTACTCCTTTCTAACTTCGTAACTTTTGAAGTTACTTTTATTATATTCCATTTTGGTAACTTGTCAAGTTATTTTTTTCTTGACGAGTAACTCTTTTGTGTTATAATAAAGTTACCAATAGGAAAGGAGGAAAACTCAAATGACAATCGGAGATAGGATAAAAAAGCAGAGAGAGCTTTTAGGTATTTCACAAGTAGAGCTTGCAGAGAAAATAAAAGTTTCAAAGCAAACACTATATAAATACGAAAACAACATTATTACTAATATTCCAAGTGATAAAATAGAAATTATTGGGAAAGTTCTTGAAGTTTCTCCATCTTATTTAATGGGTTGGGAAGATAATTTAGAAAACGCACCAGATATTCTTCCAGACCTTATGTCAGATAGTGAATTGCTGGATAACTTAAAAATGCTAATGAAACTTAGCAAAGAACATAGACAGACTATATTTGACAATATAACCTATTGGCATGAAAAAGAGGGGCACTAAATGCCCCACTTTTTTTTGAATGAAAGTATTGTGTTATATAAAAATTTCAAAAATCGCTCGTTGTCGCACTTAACGACCATTTCAGTTATTTTTTCCTTGTAAAACGCTGTTTCCTCATTGAACTCATTTTCCCCCATTTTATTCTCCTCCAATCTCTGCAACCGATAATGTTAATGCCATTACAGAACGTACGTTCTTTGCAGTCAACCCCATACAAAAAAAATTACCATTATTTGCCAGTAACATTTGAGGGGGCAATGAATCGCCAAACATCGCCCCCTCTCCAGAACTTGAAGTGCCCTTATCGGACAATTTTATTTTACAAATTTTGCCAGCATTATTCAAATCATTTCGTTCGCAAGTTTCGACAGAAATCTTCTTATTTGTCACTTTGGGTCAACAAAAACGTCTAGGTTTTGAACAGATATAAAACACTGCTTATGCAGGCTTGTGCCAATTGAATAGCGTCAGAACATTTGTTTTCTTCGCATAACGAAGATTTAGCGAAGTTAAATACAGATCTTGAATGGAAATATTTTAAAAATATTTCTGGAACAGACACGACTTTTACTGATTTACCCGATTACAATGAGTTACAACTTAGTGTGCTATACAAAACCGACACTGCCAGAAATATGTGGCAGATAAGAGTTCCACAAAAGTCTTTGCCTGTAAATCTATCAGATGTGTACCAGTGCAAAGTGGGACATTATGCCACCGCTACCGAAAACGCAATGATCAATATCTATCTGACACAATCTAAAATAAAAGTAGCGCAAGCTTATGTTAATGGATTGGATGTGCACAATAGTATAGTCGTTGGGATATATTACAGGTAATGCTTTTATGGCAAGTTAATCCAGATAGCCGTGGTGCTGATTATTGATATTGCAGTGATCTGGATTAGACTAATATAGGTGCATCTGCGATGCACACTAATCCTGGTAATATGTAATATAAAAATCAATGATAGTATTTGCAAACACCTTTTCTGTGGCTGATTGCCGGATGGCGACATTTGCCCCTGAAGTATTATTGGTTGCATCAATAACAACATTTCGGGTTTTACCATGAATAGTATTGGATATGCTGACAATACCTCCATGTTTTGGGGTCGCAGGTGCGAACTCGGCTGGTAAATATGCCCATACATTACCAGTCGGAATGTCGACTGTGGCGATAGCAGAAAAGCAAATTGTTATAAGGCGACCATATGTAAAACAATCTGTTTGTCGTATGGTAATAGTATCATCTGTAGACGATTTTCTTACAGTAAAACGACTATACCTGTTTAACTTCGCTAAATCTTCGTTATGCGAAGAAATCGCCCCCGTCACCGTCCCACCACCGATAGAAGATATGTCCGTGCTTCCAAGCATCTTGTACAGATACCGCACATTTTTAAACATCTGTGACACCTTAGCAAAAATCGAAGCGTGCTTTTCACCGCTTGTCAGCTTTGCGACACTTTCCCAAGCGCTTGCATCGACATCCGGCGTGTCACTGCTTGCAAAAGCAACGGTTGTATCTGATGCATCTCCATCTTCCGCAACTGCGCCGATCTGCTCTGGTGTAAGATTAACATTCCCCTGCCGGTAGGTTTTCTCCTTGTTCCCTTTGATCCCCGTCACGCCCGATCCAGCTGTTACATCCCATTTCCCTTCGGATGTCCAGATGACGTTGTTACCCTTACCATAAAAAATACCACCACCGTCATTGAACCGGTCATCTGAGGTAAAATCATCACTGATGTTGTACATCCATCCGTTTTCCATGCCGGATACCGGCAGATCCGCAAATTCTACCGTACCCATTGGTATAATGCCGTTAAGCCCCTGCGACACGCGCTTGACCTGCTCGTAATAATACTGTGCGTTATCCGTATCCTCTCCATCACGACTTCCAGTACCGCCAACGGCATAACTCTGTGCTTTGGTTGCACTCGCCGCCGCAGCTTCCGATTCACCTTTGATCTCCTCTGCCTTTTGTGTGGCGATTTCCGCTTTCTCCGCTGCGGTATCAGCTGACTTCCTAGCATCTGCCGCCGCATTCACCGCATCTACCCTTTTACTTTCTACCTCTGCAATCCACTGTTCTTCTGTGCCCTCATATCCGTGCTTTACAGCAAGCGCGTATGCAGATACCGGTCCCAGGTCTACTGTTTTACTCATAATAACGTTACCTCCAATCTTCCTGTGTTTGTTAATCTGAAATCAGTTTCCAAGTTGTCCGTTTTGGAAAAAATCAAATGCCCCTTATCATTTATGTCAAAGTCAGCCCACCCGGCTGCTTCGGCTGCCTGTTCTGCTCTGTCTGCTGATAATTCTGCCCTGTCTGCACATTCTTTTGCAATTGCTGCGCTTGTTTCAGCTCTTGCAGATTCCACCTTGATCTTTGCCAGGTAATTTGGTTCTAAGTGTTTCTCTTCAATGCTCCCTTCTTTAACAATGGCTGACACCTTGCCATCCGTTCCAATGATAAAAGCCACTGTGTCCGTATCCAAAAACTCATACTGGGTAATCAGCGCCGATAAATCTATGTACTGCTTCGTTCCATCGATTAGTGTAAGGATGATCTGCTCCGTGGTCGGATCATATGTAAAATTGACTGCAATTTTCTCCATCTGCGTATCAATAGTAATAACTGATCCATTCTTTTTTGTGATTGTAATAATACCAGTTGACTCTTCAAAAGTTACATCAGCCACAAGAGTTGACACTTCTGTTTTGGTTGCCTTGGTGGTGTCCAAAGCAATAACTCGGTCGTCGATCGTATCTGTGGCACTATCTAGATTGTTAAGGTTAGTGTCATTTAAAGGCGTTGCATCGCTCGGGTAATTCTCCCAGTTGATACGGTTATATGCTTTATTCATGATTCTCACTCTCCTTTTCATTTTTTTCTTTTGCCTGCTCCTGTTCGGCAATGATGTTCCTGTTTGCTTCCGCTTCTACTTGGTGTAAAATATCCTTAAGCACCAAATGTTTTACTTCAATTGGAACATCACTGCTTGCATTGATATAATTGATAATGTCATTTTCAAACTCACGAATTTTTGCATTGACCATTTTCTCATCCTACTTTCCTTTTTAATTCTTCTATATCCTCTTGCTGTAACTGTACCGTAGCTATCAAATCAGCAATCAACTCTGTTTTGTCAAGTGAATAATAGGTATTGCCATCCGGATCTGGATTCTCGGAGCAAATCGCCCAGTCTTCATCTTCAATCGCAGTCAATACCTCCTGTGCAATCAGACCGTGTCGGTAATGTCCCGCAGCGTCATAGTTATAAATGAACCTGCACGGTCGCAGCGACTGTATAAGTGCAGCACTTTTTTCTCGGTCAAGGGATTCTATGCCATGCTTTAACCGCCGGTCGGAGTAACTTTCCCATCCATATGATGACAGCCCTGTTCCTGTTGCCAGAATCTTTGCAAAAGATCCTGTGTCTGTATCTTCTACGGATACTTGAGAATACTGAAATATTGCTTTTCTTGAATCAGCAATAGCGCTCATACCATCATTTCCCATAGTTACTTCCGTTCCTTCACGCTTCAAGACAATAAAGTTCTTTGCTTCGACCGCTTCAAGTTGAATGTAACCATCTGTCATCTCGACATTGCCTTTAAGTTCAAGCAAGTCCGCCCGAATTTTAACCCCCTCTGCTGACTGGTTGATTTCCGATATAACACTATCACGCGACACCTTTGATGTTATTCCTGCAGCATTGACCTGAATTGCGGCTGCAAGTTCCCCTTCTTTTTGATTTGCCCGGTTTACCTCTGCAGTAATGCTTTCTGCTGTCTGGGTTATCTTTGATGATAATGTTCCCTCTGCATTTTTTGCCCGGCTTACCTCCGCGGTAATACTTTCTGAATTCTGGGTTATACGAGATGATAACCCGTCAGTGGTATTCTTTACTTCCGACCGGATTTCTGTGGCTGTCTGTGTAATCTGTGACTGCAAACCCTTTTCCACGTCAACGATTGTCGATTTCGTCTCCTCAATTGAGCGTTCCAGAGTGTTGCTTTTTCCTTTCAGTTGCAATATGCTCCGCTGTATTCCGTTGACCTTACTTGTCCGGTACTCTTCCCCGTCCGCTTCCAGATCATCACGCAAAGCCTGTATGCCTTTCAGCGTGCGCTTTAGGATGTAAGTCTCGATCAGTTCATATTTTGTAGTCAACCGTACCGCATCTCCGACCTCAAGGCATGGATTTCCTTTGCAGTCAGCACTAAACGGTCTGTATATAATTCCTTTTATCTTTGATAACGTTTTTTCTCCAATTTCGTTTAATTCCTTTGTTCCCTTCCCATAAACAAGGAAATTTCCCTCGATCACATAAGTGTTTCCGCCATCACCTACAATCACTCCTATATCATTCTCTTTCTCACGAATTTGCAGTTTGTTAATCGTTCTGACAATATAATCTTCATATTGTGCTGAAATGTACTGGCTTTTACTTATGCTGGTGCTCTTTGGATTTCTAGGGTAAAGATCATCCGCCGGGTAAAGATCATTCGCCGGATAAAGCCCCTGTATCTCTTGTGTTAAGTACACATAGCGAAACTTTCCATCTCGCCCGATATTTCCCATACAACCGTTAATTTCAAGTATACAAGACAAAACCTCTTTTCCGCTCATGGCTTCGCCTATCGTGCTTGTCTCTGCGGTACCTGAACTTCCGCTACTTGATGCTGTCACTTCTACAGTTTTTTCAATAATCATTTCATCATTTACAAGAGATACCTCTTCCTGTTCCACTCCAAAATGATTAAAAAAACTATCTCTGAATTGTTTGAGCGTTACCTTGCTATCTTTTTGTGGAAGTATCTGATTGTACCAATCAGTAACATCAGATGATAAAATATCATACAAAGCATCGTAAGCTACCACATCCCGGCACGTCCGATCTGCCGTAGGTGTGTCAGAATAAACCTTGTATCTTCCTATTTGGAATGGTTTATCTTCGTGACCATCAAGAGTCATCTTTGCAGCCAACCACTTACCTTTCATTGGCAAGAATACATTGGACACCGTGAATTTAATCATACCGGCTTCACATGCCCCGAATGTTAATTCAGATTCCGAACACAAGCTTTCTGTCAATTCAAATTTTTCTTGGTGTAGTTCGGTGTTTGTAATATTGATTTTCCCATCATCAGATACGATGTTTAACTGTTTGTCTACGCTGTCCTTTAGAAACAGGTTTGAATATTGGTAATCAACCATCGTATACACCCCCTATAAATGCCAGTCTTACAGAGTTGTAATGAATTTGACCTCCATAAGTCCCGTATATTGTAGGTTGAAAATCTGCCATGTAACCATACTGTGTTACATAATCGTCATACTCCGGTATGTACGCCGTGATATAGCAGGCTCTTCCGGTTGCATTAGTAAACTGCTGACGTATTTTACTTATAATGGAATTAAATTCCGTGTTTGTAAGCATAGCCCGTGTTTCAAACTCAACTTTTAACGCCTTTAATTCCACGGCATTTCTATGTAGATAGCCGTTGGCATCCGTATAATCGTCTAAGTCCTGCATATTCACATATGGGCTATATGTCTCCGGTTTCATAAAAGACATTGGAACTGTGTAATTCCCAATCTTTAACAGCCATCCGCTGTACGCCATGTTTCCACCACCTAACTGTTTTGGTTTGCGGCTGTCTCAAATGACAGTCGGTAAAATGGGTATAAAAATAGCACCTACCGTTTTTTGATAGGTGCTAAAATTATTCGTTTTAAATTTTATACTTCTGGTATTCCGCTTCGCAAGCATCCCTACACATCCCATGCAACATTATTATTCAATGATTTGGCGTGAAGAAATGCTCCTTTCTCCGTCCAAAGATACAGTTTATTCAAATTCCAACCTCTGCTGCATATTGGCATCGTCAATCTGTTCCTGCAAAAAATACGGCGTCTGATAAGCATTTATCACTTGCACTGCCTTATCACACTGGCTACGCTTGATGCTCTTGTAAGACCGAACCCCAAAGTTGTATTTCAGATTAGCATACAGGTTGTTGTAAACCTTTTGGCGTAATCCACGATTGCTGTATGCGCTCGACTGTTTTCCTCCCATGATTGAAACGCCTTTCTTTCTGACAGCTTCCGTAATGCGGTCGGCTTCCACCGGAAGTATCGGTAAGTCCATCTTAAGACTTTCCAAATCCGCCTTGATTTCGTCGACCTCTGCTTTAAGCTCCGTGTGCCCCTGTGCAAGCAATGCAATCTTCCCGTCCGTGGTCTGAGGCATCATATATGTACCAGTCTTACGAATGGATGGGAGAACTTCGGATGTTACCCATTTCTTGAACTTCTTCGCACTTTCCAGTTTGCTGCCAAAAATGAGGGAGTACAGACCGCTTTCATTGATAACGGTTATATCCCTATTCTGACCCTGACTCACCATTTTGGTGAGTTGCTTATCCTCTTCGTCTACATGACGGTTAATATCTCTACTACCGTTTTGGTACCCCAGAATATCCGCTACGTCTTTTCCCACAAACCACGGCTCATTGTCAATAACTACTGTTCTAATATCTCCAAACTCTGGATTGTTAAAAATCTGAATATTGTTCATCAGCAAATCCCCCATTTCTGCTTAAATGAAATAATTGTGTTCAAAATAAACTGCAAAAATTTTTCGTCCTGTATGTTCTGAATTTCCGTTATCAGCTGTTCTTTCATCTCGCACCGCCTTTCTTTTCGGATGCAAGGTTACTTGTAAAAATCCACACACATTTTAAAAAGTGTTCGCTGAGTACATTCAGATTTTTGGTAATTTCTTCAATATACATTTCTCTCATAGATTTTACCTTCCTTTCGTTTGCTGTTTGACAACCATTCCAAAAAGCGGTATAATCCATGTATCAACCGCTTTTGGTGGCTGTAAGTGTAAGAGTAACCGTTACTTGTCTAGGGCTTCGGTTGCTCTTATTTCGTTATAGACCTTATCAATCCCCTTCATTACTACATCATATTGCGTCATTCCGGTCTTTTCACAGCAATATAGAAGTTTTTCTCTATCTTCTTCTGTTGCTCTTACTTTTATAATGTTATTTTTGGGATTATCTGTCGGTCTTCCTGTTCTTGGTGACACTGTTTCATCTCCTTTCTTTTGTGTACACATAAATGTTAATATATGAGTACACAAAAGTCAATACCCTTTTGAAATATTTTTCAAAAAAAGAAGCGCATCTCTGCGCTCCCTCTTATATACCCGCTTTCCCCAGTCTTTCCCAATCTGCATCCCTAGTACATTCATCCTTTTTCTTCAATAAGTTTTCGTTCTCTTTTTCCAGTTTTTCTATTTTTATTTCCAATTTCTTTTTCTCTTTTTTCAATGCAATATTCTCTTTTTCCAAATCGTCCGCACGAATAAGCGCGTTTGACTCCCGATTAAAAAGATCAGTATTGTGCGCCTTTAATGCATCTTTTTCTTTATTTAACTCTCTTATTTCCCATTTGTAATTCTTTTTATCTTGCGTCATCTTAATTTTCAATTCTTCTATCGTTTGATGTGCTTTATTCAACTTCTTTTTGCACTCATTTAGTTCTGATTCAGACTCCCTATTCTCCATCGTAATTCTCCACATATTAAATCCAAATTTATATGAAAGTGTAGCCACAATCATTACATATAATTTTATTTATTTCATATGTTTGATCTTTTCTCAAAATCTTTTCCTTTTTATTTACTAAAGTAAACGGTTTAAATGGATTTAGATTTGCAGTGTATCTTGTCTTTGTTTTGCCTGGTACAAATTTCTGCTCCGTATAATGAGAACAATTTTCGCTCCCACATCTTGGACAGTAAACCTCTTTTTTTTCTCCGAATAAAGTATATTTATATATACCATTAAATCCCGTGTTTTGAGATCTTTCAACAGAATTTCTTAAGAATAATTTTCCAACACCTGTAATCTCTGGCTCTTTTGGGCGTTCCCACCCTGTATCATTTTCGTTTTCTTGTTCGTATGATTTATAAAATTCACTTTTTCCCGCAGACATTTCATTGTTTTCGTGTTGTTTCAACGGAAATCCGCAATTGATACACATTTCTGCTTTGTCTGAAATTTCTTTTCCACATTCAGGACATTTAATCAACGCCATGTGTTACCCTCCCGCCACTTGTAATAAAATAATTCTACCACAAGTGGCGGTATTTGTCATTAGAAAATATATGCTTCTCTTCCAGTTCTGTTAAAGTAATCTTTTGCATAATTGCGAGCGCTTTTTCCGATCTGCTCGGATGTAATCCCAAATTCTTTTTCCAAAATTCCTTGAAGCAACTGATTTTGTTGTCTTAGCAATTCCATTTCCTGTTGCGCCGTACTGTACACTGCATCTCGAATACCGGTAATTTCCTGTCCACCGGCAACCGCTGTTTTCCCTCCAACAGTCCCCAGAATTTCTGCCCGTCCATTTTCTCCCGCCATAAACATACTGTACTGGCTTGGGAATCCTCCGGCGGCAAAAGTAGGAATTTTTCCGAGATTTATACTTCCGGCTCCAACAATCTGCTTTCCAGCAATGTTTACCGCATCCCACGAAAAAGAAAGCTTTGAGTTCATCCAGTTTGCAAATCCGTTCCATATGTGCTTTACAGCAGCTATAGCATTATTCCATGCATTTTTCAATCCATCTGAAATACCACTAAATGTCCACTTGTCTGTTGTAAACTTTGGAGCAACATCTTGATTCCACCACTTATAGAATCCTGTGTTTTCCCACCATCCAGTAAATTCCTCCCACTTTTTAGATAGACCTTTTCTTATGCTTTCTCCAAGATTTTTCCATGTATTTACTGTAAACCATGGAGAAACTTTCTCGTTCCACCAAACGGCTATACCTGTGTCACTCCACCATGTAGAGAATTCCTCCCATTTAGTCGAAAGACCTTCTTTTATTCCGTTTCCTATTTCAAGCCAATGATCTTTAGTAAACCAAGGCAAAATATTTTCTTGAATGTATTCAGATGCTTCATTCCACTTTTCTTCTATTTTACCTTTTATTTCTCCTATTTCTGTCTGTATTGAGAGCTTTTTTTCTCCCCAATATTCCTTTACATCTTCCCACCATGAAGAAACATCCTCTAAAGTTGTTGTTAATTTATTGCGAACGGGTAGTTCAACATCTAATCCCCACCATTCTTTTACGTCGTCTTTAAACCCAGATATTTTTTCTCTCAAGTTTGGAAGAACAACTTCTGCTCTTAAGTCCACATTATCTAAACCATTTATTTGTTTCCACTCATCTATCCATGCTTTTAAATCAAAGCTACTTGGAACTTTTAGGCTGTCTGGTACATTATTGTTAAAATCGTTTAGTGCCTTTTGGTATTCATCTAAAGATGCATAATCTTCTTTTTTCGGCATCTTAATGTTTAAGTCAACTCCGTCTGAATAACGATCAAGTATTCCTTTTTGACTCAAAATGCCCCCACCATATGCATTTATCCACTCAAACGGATTTATAAGCTGCTTTAAGCTTTCTTGCAAATATTGTAAAAATCCACCATCCTTATATGCTTTTACTAGATTTTCTGCATCTTTTTTTATACTGTCTTTTCCAATAGTAAAAGTTAACGCCCCAACTGCAACGGAAAGTGAAATTGGGACTATATAAGAAAGAATTGACTTTACTGACTCTTGTCCAAACGCCGCCACAAACTTCTCACTAATCAGTTTTCCTATCGTTTCCTTAAGAATTTTACCTGTAAGAAATTTCCCTGCATACTTAAGTGCAAATGCTCCAATAATAAGAGATATTGTCTCAAGATCAATTTCACTCAAAAAATCCGTTACACCATCCCATACTTCTGACCACTTGATATTTCCAATTGCTGTTGTAATAGTGTCATATATTCCGTGAACCCATGTATTGATCGTTCTACCAAGTGCCGAAAAATCAAACGTTTCAAAGAAGCGATTCACTCCTGCGGCAATGGAATCTCCCAGATTTGTCCAGTCAAATTCTTCTCCAAATGACAATGCTGTATAAATTGCTGTGTTCAGCGCACTTGCAATCGTCATGCCGACATCTCCGAACAATCTTGGTGTAATAAGCCCATTAAGGAAATCTGCCAGCCCTTTTCCAAAATTTCTAGCCTTGGAATAAATTCTATCCCAGTCAATAGATTCCATGGCATCTGATAACGCATCGCTGATATATTCCCCAAGTTCCCGCAAACTTCTGATCTGACTTTCATAGTCCTTGAAAATGGTATCTACCTGTACCAGCCCACCAGACGCACCACCTCCGGATGCACCACCACCGCCGGAACCACCAGAACCAGATCCGCTTGAATTATCCGGAGTGGTAATCAGATTCAATTCGTCAAAGGCTCTTAAGCCCTTATTCATCTTTTCAACGTTTTTCGCTGCCTGTCCTGTGCTGTCCGCTATATCAGCCGCGCTCCCTGCTGCATCAGACCAATCATCTGCCAAACCACCGGCAGAAATTTCAAATTTCCATCCGAAGATTGATCCTAACGCATTGGTTACTGTTGTTGCAAAAGCAATAACTTTCTGCATGACTGCATTAAGAGTTCGCACAAACGGTTTAAAAGCGTTAATCAGTGCGCCACCGATAATAGCCGCAAGCTGTTCAAATGACTGCTTAAGGATTCTTACCTGGTTTGCCCATGTGTCTGATGTTCTCGCAAAGTCTCCTTGCGCCGCGGCTGTATTAGCCATAACATACTGATACCGGAGCATGGTCTTTTCTGCCTGCGTCATAGACGAAATGTCGGCATCTATTCCCTGTTTCATAGCCCACTCTTTAAGAGTAGCCTGTGTGAGGTCAAGACCGTATTTTCTTAAAGGCTCTGTCTCCCCGGTAAATACTGCCTGCAGGTTTCTTGCAACGTCAGACTGTTCCATATCATAGAAAGAAGCCATATCCGCAGTCAGCTTTGTAAGCTGTAGCGACATGTCAGCCATCTTTCCTTGTGAAAATCCCATGGCTGTACCCATAGCTTGGAATCGGCTTGCCACCTGTTTAGCGGTCAACTCTGACATGCCAAAATCCTGTATGGATGTTTTTGAAAAGTCCTGTATCAGCTTCTCATAATTGCCGAATGTGGTACGTACAACGTTCTCAACCTCTGTCAAAGAAGATGATATGTCGATAGCATCCTTAATCTTTGAAAAAGCACGGAATAACAGCCAGTATGACGCATATAGTTTTCCAAATGCTGACGCAAGACTAAAGCTGCTACTCTTCGCCTTGTTCGCAGATCCACTAAAAATGTTCAAACTTTTTCCGAGAGATGTTGCTGCTCTACCGGATGATGCGCCTGTTTTTGCCAAATTGGCAAGTGCTTCTGTCATCCGGATGATGTTTGCGCTTACGTTAGGCGCTTTTGAAAGCGTCTCAAACAGGTATTTGAGGTTGTCCGCAAGTAAAGGTATGTTATTTACCGCTCTTCCGCTTGCAACGCTTCCTAGCCTTGATATGGACGTCACAAGGCTACTCATGTTTGTCATGTCAAATTTAAGCTCGCCGATTTTATTCATCTGGCGCACAAAGTTCTGCAACTGCGCTGATATCTGCGGCAAATTGGCTGTTGCCTGTGTAGAATTCGCCAATCCAAGTTTGCTAATGCTTTTAATCAGATTTGACAATCCTGTTGTATCAAAGTTAAGTGACCCTACGCTGTTCATTCCTTTGACAAAATAAGCAAGGTCATCCTTAATTTTAACTAGATTGCTTGTTCCTACAGTAGCCAAAGTTCCGCCCATTTTAGACAGAGCCGCCGCCGTATTCATAATTCCACTTGCATCAATCGTTTTCGTATCTTTCATTCCTGCAGCAAGATTTTTCATTGCCGCAGATATACCATAGAAAGATGATGTGTCTACATTTGAGAATTTGCTTAATGCGGTGGCAAGTGATGTAATCTCTTTTGATTTTGCACCCTTAAACCCTGTTGCCGCGTCAGACATGCTTCTAATTCCAGATGCTATGTTTGAAAGTTTACTGGTATCAAATGATAGACTTTTCCCAAGACTATCCAAACTTGATGCAAGTTTATCAATGGAATCGCTCGCTTTTGCAGAATCAGCCTTAATTTTTATCTGTAATTCATCAATATCTGCCATGACCGCACCAACTTTCTACACATAATAAAAAGACGGTAGGCTGTGACACCTTACCGTCCTTGATTTTTTACTGAATCAAAATTTTCTGCCCTACATAAATTTTGTTTGGGTTCTTGATCCCGTTATCTTTCTGCAATTTTGCAACCGTTACATTGTTTTCTTTTGCGATCTTTGAAAGCGTATCTCCGCGTCGTACCGTATACGTTATCTTTTTATCTTTAGACTGCACAGAAGCATCCGTTGATCGAATATCCCCATCGTTGCACCAACCTACTGCAACTCCATTTTTTGAAAAGCAATATGGATTGTGCGTACCCGCTTTGATTCGTGTAATCGTTCCGGAAGCATACTTGATGATCGCATCTCCAATACCAGCCGTGGAAGATTTGTAGTAAGAAGAAACCGTGATTTCCTCTCCAACCTTATGAAGTGTATTTTCTGGATCCGGCATGACATTTACCGTGTCTACCGCTACATACAGTTCATTCAGATCGACGCATCCGGAAACACCGGCTACAAATCCCTTTGAACTGTATTGCCATCCGTAAAGTTCATGAAGAATATCAGGCTTCTTGTCTTCCGGTGCGTCCGCCGTAATCATCATAGGCGTACTGGACGGGTATCTTGCAACCCAAAACGGGCAATCAATATGCTCAAGATATGGCTTGATATAGCTGTTGTAAAAAGACAGACCCGTGTATACACCAAATTTGCACCCTGCGGCTTCAATGATCTTCTGATATTTATTGATAATAGAGACAATCTTATCGCCAATATTCTGCTGGCACTTATCCTCTACATCCAGCCACACCATCACATTTCTTCCGGCAAGAACTTCGATCACTCTTTTCGCATCGGTCTGTGCCTTTTCTGCGTTGGTTGCGTAGCTGTAATTATATACGCCCTGCACTGGAACGCCAGCTTCTGTTGCTCCTGTCCAGTTTGCTTCAAAATACTTGTCCGGCTGCAAATCTTTTCGGATTACTTTCAAAATGGCAAATTCAACGCCGTTCTCTGCTACTTTTGACCAGTTAATATTTCCATTGTACCCGGAAACATCAATACCTTTAATTTTCATGTGGCACCTCTTCTTTCTTTGGGTGGCTCAACTCATAATTTGATTGCTTAATTTTGAGTTTTGCCACAAATAATTCTCTTTGTTTCTGAATTTCCTCTTCTGTCATTTCAGAATCGTTTAACAAACTATGCTTTGTGATAGGATTGTCTATATACTTTGATTTAGCTTTTTTACCGGCAAGGCAATGTTCTACTGCCACCGATACCGCTGACAATCCATATGTTCCAAACCACATCCACATATCATTGTCTTTTTGCTTTTTCTCTAAGTTGTAAACGTCTGCATATGGCTTTAAATCAGCCGGGCAGGACGCGTCTATATCATGCACAGTAAATCCGTACCCCTTTGTAACTAAAAGCCAAAACGGGCGGATTTCCGTGCAATACGTTTCCCATGTAAGCTCTCTCTGTTCTTCTACTTTTTCCTCGGAGTTTTCTTCTCCGCTTCTTTCTGCTCTGTTTTGAGCAGTTTTGATAAAAAACCGTTTTCAAGTAACTCTGCTAAAAGTGCATTGTAAAGTGCATGAACATCTGCATCTTCTCCGTCAAAGTAATCATCCAGCATGGCATATACTTTTCCAAGCTGCTGTTCCTTTTCTTCTTCAGTTTCCAAGTTGTATCCAAGCTCCTCTTTGTGAAACTTCTGCGCGCCTACAAGGATTAACTCCGGAATGAATAAAAGGATTTCGTCAACCGCTTCAATATTTTTCATCTGGTCTAATTTTGCTACTTTCTTGATAATTCCGCTTTTTACTGTTGCTTCATATCCGAATTTGATCTGTAACTCTTTCTCTCCAAGCTTTAATTTTGTCATATTCTTTCCCTTTCTCCCTTTTTATAGGGAAAGGGCAGTCCGAAGACCGCCCTATTCTTTTACACTGTTTCCTCAAGTTCCGATTCGGTTGTCTGATTATCGTCAGCCGATTCAACCGAACTATTCGACTGACGTGTTATTCCCCCGGTGTAAACGCCACAGCCGTGTCCATTCCCTTGTATTCCTCAATGGTAAGGTTCATTTCAACCGTCAAAAGCTCATTCTGACCAATCTCCGGCTGCGGTATCTGCTCCGGTGGCTGCGCAACCACAAAAAATGCGTCGGTAAATCCAGGAATAATAGTTTCAAACCACATTCTTTTTCCGCCGGAAAGCGCCTTATACGCCGTGATAAGCGTTTCCCACTCTTCCTTTGTGGCATCCGTAAGGTTTACCGTGATAGGGAAAGATCCACCTGTATCTGCGCGCCCCTTTACATATCTGGTAATTGGATCCTCTAAAGCGGATGCGTCGATCTGTTCCGGCTCAATGTTAATACCGCCAATCGAGTTAATTCTTGTGAGTTGTTTAAACGATGTAGGCTTTGTTCCGGCTGTCGCTTCTGTGCCATAGCCAAACGTAATTCCTAACGTAGACAATCCTGCTGCTGCCATTTTTACCTCTCTTTCTACCGCCAAATAATGCGGTTATCGGGCGCATCTTTTTGCACCCGGTGCATAAAAAATAGAGCCTTTCGGCTCTTTTACATCAATCTGTCGTTGGCTCCGATTATCCGCCGGAACCTTGCAACGCTTCTAAATTTTTTTTCACTGTCATTTTTAAACTCCGGCATTGCTGTAATTTGAAATCGCATCTGTTTAAAGGCATCAGCTAAAATAGCCATAATCCCTTTTGCATCGCTCTGCTTTGTGTTTGTAATGACGTCAACCTGTATTGTTTCCTGCACCGCATTTACGGATGTTCCCTCTAAATCTGCCCCTCGTTCAAGCCCCGGCATCTCGTGAATGTAAATAGTCGGGAAAACAGGGTCTTTATCAAGGTTCTTTTCAACCGTTATAAATGCAGTGTCAAAATTCATGCTTTTGTATTTCTTCTGTAGTTTTGGTTTGGCTATCGTTACAACATTGGAAAAAATGTTTGTTTCAAGGTCAAATACCCACTGGTTGTCTGCCATTATTTAACCACCTCATATGTTTTCTTGAAAATATCCGGCTTGCATGGATATAATTCTCCACTTACACCGCGGATAATATAATCTCCAACAGTAACATGATGGTTTCCTTCAAGCGTCTTAATGTAAAGTTCGCATGGCGGCGCGTCTTCTGAAATCGGATTCTGGTAAAACAAAACGCCTTTTTCAAATGCTTCTGACGCCCATTTCGGCACGTACCAATTACCGTCTTTATCCTTTAAATCGCCGTCATACTGAAATGCTTCAATTACTACCGGTTTTTTCCTGTACTTCATTATCCAAACACCTCCTTCGCTGTCTGTGTAATAATCTGCCGCAACTCATTTGCGGTCAGATACATAAATGGTCGGCTTGGCATGCCTTTTGTGATATGCAGTTTTCCATCATCTCCGATGTAAGTCCAATAATATTCGCCAGCCTTAACAAACGTATCTCCTTTTATAGATATGTCTTGCATAGCCTGTCTAATTGTCTTGCCACTTGCATAATTCCATGTTAAGCCATCCGGTAATTCTCCCGGATAAGGACTTTGCTGTCCCACAATTCCGGTTCCAAACTCAACAAATGCGGCATGGTCTGTACCGGCTATTACCGCCCATATCCCGCCGCCCTTAGTGCTCCCTTCATATTCCGCATGAATACTAGAAATGAGTTCCGATGTAAATATTGCGTCAAGGTCAGCAATTTGCACTCTGGCAATCTCTACGCCATTTTCCGCGAGTTTTTCTGCCAATAGCTGACACTTATATGTCAAGCTGTTTTGATAATCTCTAAGCTCTCGTATGGCGTTCTGAATAGACTTTTCAGACAGGCTCATTGTGATTACTTTTTTCCCCATGCCGCACCTACTTCACATTTTTTTGCAATAAGAACAAATCAACCGTCAATCCCTCGTCTGCGACACCTTTTACGATGTAATCAGCCGAATTTTCATCAACGATTGTATCCTCTTCATCTTTGTACTTTACATCTGAACGTTTCCATACCAAAGAGCCGACGCTCAACGGAAGTTTTCCTTTGTCCTCGACAATCTGAACAAAGTTTGTGGAATTGTCAACGCCAAACTCTTTTATAAGTGCTTCACTCAACTTATTGCTGATTGAAGAATAAAAAACCACAGGCTTATCATAACCTGTGGTATACTCTCCGGTTGTTTTCGGTATTTTGTTTCCATCTTCATCGAGGTAATAAATTACATTTCCATCCGAATCAGTATATGAAGAATATTCGATGTTTCCATCTTCGTCCGTCACATACACCGGAACCTTCCCGCTCTGTAGCGAATAATTCATTTTTTGCTTGTTAATTTCAAGCATTTCACTTCACATCCTTGCCAAACCGCTTCCACAGTTCAGAAAGCTTTTCCCAGCCATACATCGCGACAAACGCAACTATAAATCCTGCAATAATAGCGGCTAAAATCATGTACCATAAGATTGATGTCTGGATGTACTGCATGTATGCCACAAACGCAGCGACCGTGATACCGATGGAAAGGACAAATACCAATATGTCCGTCGGAACCTTAGAAAATACGCCTACGCCTTTGATTACCTGTGTTACCACAGACACAACAAATGCTAGCGCACCAATAATCGCCAGAATAATTGTCATGTTAGCAATTACCGCCTGTATAATATCCATGATTAAACCTCCTTGTCATCATTAAGACGGGTTTCTATTCCGTCAATTCTGTGATGAGCCGATTTCACACTTTCCTCCACCTTTATGATCCTGTTGTCATGAGAATTGATTTCTTTTCGCATCTCGGAAACTTCATTTTTGATCTCGGTCGTGTTGTTTGAAATGGCATCCAACTTCATGTTAATGCGTGTGTTCTCCCTCACGCGTTCTTCAAGATCCGTGTTGTCTGTCCTTTTGTTGCTCTTCAAGCCCATAAAGACGGAAAAACCAAGCGACAGCACGCTTATAATGATTGCTGTTGATATTTCAATCGTCAAATCATATACCGCCTTTCATTTTTTATGGCACACCGCCCACCACCGCTCAATGTGTGCCGCCTGCTACGTTTTGTCGACGCCGGCAAAACGTAACGCACAATCTTCTAAACTCCTCGATTTCGAGGAGTTATAATGATTTTACAAACGGAAATACCCCGACAAACAGGCTTTCCCTGTCTTTCCAGCTACGGCTCACGCCGTTTTCTGAATAACTTGCCATATAGGCTTCTCCTGCCTGTGAATGGTCGTACACGGCTAAATTGACGATTACATCATCAAACTGTTTCAAGTCTTCGGATATTTTTTCATCCGTGTAACTTCCCGGGTAATTCCGCTTGCTTACCACTTCATTTCTTGCCTGCTTGATAATCTGTTCGATGTAAGGGTTATCTTCTTTTTGGTCGAACACGACAACATCAGAAGTAACACCATCTTCATCCGTGACTGTTTCGATATGAAATTGTTTCAGTCTGATTTTGACCTGCTCTAATGTTGTATATTCGTCCATTCTTCCCTACCTATAATCCGAACTGCTCGATCAAAATGCGTTTCAGTTCCGCTCCACTGATTTCTTCTGCACCCTCGATCCCATGTTCAGCGGCAAGTGACTGTAAATCAGCAGTGCTCATTCTGTTAATCTCTGTCTTGGTGTACCCGCTGGAAGATTTCTCTCCCGGAGCAATGTTCGGGATTTCATCTCCTGCTTTGTACCACTTTCCATTTCGCTTTACCGTGTATTCAGCAACCATACCGCACCTCCTACGCAACTTTCATGACAACAACGCTGTCCATACCCTCAAAAGTAGGTAATCCGATCATTGACACAACGCAATGAGTGTTGATCGGATGATTTGTTGCGTATGTATATACCGAAATACCGGTTTCTACAATAGAAAGGTTTCCGTCTGTTAAACTTCCACTTCTCTCTTCCGGTGTCTTTCCAAAGACATAATCTCCAAGGTACACGCCGGATGCCTGCGCTGAAATAACTCCTGTAGGAATAAAATATTTTGTAGCACCGTCTGCAGGGTCTATGTAAAGTTTATCGTAAACTTCAATCTCGATGCCGTATCCTCTAAGATACTCTGTAACCTGCCCCTGCTGTAAGCGAATACCACCATTGTAAGCAGTAATTCCAAGCACCTGTTTCTTTGTATCCTCCGCCTTAAGAACCATCTCCCATGTTTCTGTATTCATGCTAAAACGTGCAAGAGAATATCCGGTTTTCTTTGCAAACTCACGTTTAATCTCGATAAGGTCGTCAAGTGGTGTTGCTGTTTCTGGCGCAGACCATTTATCGGTATCGCTTCCGGAAATATCCTTGTAATGATCTCTCTTGTGCGCCACTCCATTGTCCGAAGTATAATCCACATAGTAGCTCTTGCCACCAATTGTTACCTGTACTCTTGGAATACCATCAGATGGTGCTAATAACTGCCAAATCTGGCGTTCCGGCACTACTCTTGCTCCTTCAATAAGCATCATCGGTTTTTTGCTGATTTCTCTAAGCACCTGGTTTGCCATGTTGGAATTTTCTGCCGACTGGTAATTTGCATACTCCTGCTCTTCACGCTCTGTTACCATGTAAGATTCACGGTAGAACGGCATCTCGTTCTGAATATCCGAAAATCCACCGACATCTCTTAACTCTGCCTGCGCATCAAAATTGGATGCCTTTAAGGATACCGGAAGACCGTTTTTCCCTTTGATAAATCTAAGTTCAAGGCTGTCCTGTTTTCTGGTTCCAAATTTCTGTCTACCTAAGTAAGGTGCAGAACCAAGCGTTTTTTCATAATTATTCCACATAACCCCAAGACTTCTTGCGGTAAATGCTTCTGCTAATGGTAATGCCATTCTCTAATACCTCCATTTCTTAATCAAAAAAAGTGACACGCGGTGTTGCTGCTTTTGCAGTTTCTTCCACGGTCACTCCGTTCGCTGTTACCTTTGCGCTGTCAATAGAACCCTGATATACATAAGTTCCCGGCGCATCTCCCATTGTTACGTCAACATCTTCCAGAAGATATCCTTTGCAAGATGCATCATTGCTAGGAAATGGTGTTCCTGCCTTTGCAATTTTCTTTCCGTTAGCATCTGCACTTGTTACCATTGTCTGCGGAACGATGCACGCCGCACCCTCATAAGGAAAGAATTTTAAAATTCCTTTACTCTGTGTAAAGTCTCTTTCAATCGGTTTTCCCATAATTTACCTCCTATAAAACATAATGGTCTTTGGCTTCTGCATTTTTTGCCGGTTCGCCAAAGCTGATACTTTCGGCATTTTCAACATCTGCCGTTTTTTTATTCTCTCCACCTGCAGTACCGCCGCCCGGATTTTCAGAATTATTTGCGATCTCCTGTTCCTTTGCCTGCGCTGCTGCTGTTTCCTTTTCGGATGTAATCTTTCCAAGAGCGTCATAATCAAGGCTTCCATCATCTTTGACGACCGTTTTTGCCTGCTCTGCATTGATTTTTAACTTTTCCATCAATGCTTCGCGCTGATCTCTGATGGCGTTTTTTTTCTGCATATCTGCAATCTGCTGATTTGCTGTCTCTAACGCCTTGTTTGCTTTTTCAAGTTCCGTGAGGTTTCCTGCTTCCATTTCATCCAGCTTTTTCTGCAACTCATCTGCTCTGTCTGCCTTTGCCTTAAGCTCTGCTGCTTTTGCCTGTTCTCTTTGTACGGCACTGCCGTAATCAGCAATGATTTTCTCAACATTTTCCTCACTGATACCCATTGCAATTAACTCTTCTCTTTTCATTGATTACCTCCGATATGTCTTTACGAATTTTTGCGGTGCAACGACACCGAATGACACTGTTGTTTTTTACGCTCACAACTTTGCGAATTTTTATAAAATAAAAACAGCCGACGATTACTCGGTAGCTGTCTTATTTTGCTGTTTATTTAATTGATTTACAATTTTCTGTGCTTTTTGTTCCTGCTCTTCTGCATCATCAATGGTTTTCCATAAAGCATCCATGTATGGCTTAGACTGCAAAAATGTTTTTTCCGAATCTCCCCAAAGTCCGACCGTTTTAATTGCAATAAGAGGATGTATTCCGCACTCCAATAACTGATACAGTGTTTGTGACTTCGTATACATATTGTCTTGCGGACTATGATTGATTTGCACATCAAAATCCCTTATTGACAATTTCAAATCATTGTCCTTAACGCGTATTACATTTAAGACAACTTTTGCAAGTCTCTTCTCCGCCGATTTCACGATTGGGTCTTTTAATTTTGCTCTTGTCTTTGAAAAATCCCAACCGTTTCTTAACTCTACCGCGCCCTGTGTATCTCCGCCAGTGTTCCCCTGCTTGTTTGGTATGGCAAGAATTGATAAGGCATTGTCCCAAAGATCATCTTTTGCCACCTGGCACTGACTCTGGTTAAGTTCCTGCGTCATGATCTCAACATCGGCTTTGTTGTCCTTGTTGTTTGACTTTACCGTTAAAGCATGGCTCATTTTCATCTCTTCAAACGTTTTTTGGTCGATTTCACAGTTCACAAACTTAACCCAGTACTGAACAAACTGCTCAATTCCATCCATTCTGTTTGACTGCATATTGTTTATGGCATCCAAAATACCTATGACAAGCTCAATATCAGAAATTCTCTCATGATTATTTGGAAACTCAACAATAGGTATACTTCCAAATGCATGCAATTTCCATTCAGAAACTACTCCGTTTTGAAGTTTACATGAATAGTTGTCCGTATAGCACAGTTTGTACCATCTTCCATCTTCGTCTTTAAGCTCCTGCACCGCAACCACCGGTTCTTCCGTGCTCCGATTATAAATAACACACGTATTCATTGGAGTAGGCGCAACAATTTGAAATGGTATTTCTCCATTTGCAAATCTTACCGCCTTAAAAGATGTTCCGGTTGCTGACTGCCACTCTCCTGCTTTAATGTCTTTTTCCTGTTTATTCGCATCCACAAGATAGTCATTCAGCGCATCCACTGCCAAATTAATTTCATCATCATCTTTTCGACTGATAAACTGTATTGGCTCGCCATATGTCTGTCCTACTTTGAACTGAACAATCTCATACGCATGATTTTCTACTATTTTGTTTGTAATATCAGCATTTTGCACCTTTAATCGGTATAAAATCGGCTGATCTCCTTTGTAATACCGCCATAGGTATTCTATTATGGTTTTGTTGTAATAATAATTACCGATGCAGTCTCCCACCACCTTGACAATATTGTCTGCTGTGATGGTTTCAACATCAGTATATAAAATTTTTCGCCCATAACAGCCCTTAACAAGATCTTGGAGAGATTTATTATTCATAATTTGCTCCTAAATAAACGTCATCCCACTGGATGTTGACCGGATTGGAAGAGATTTTAATTCCGTTTTTCCATTTTCCGGATAAAATACCACTTTTTTGTGACATTTCCTACATTCCACAGAAATGTTCATTGTTGAACGCCCATCGTGCGTAGCAACTTTTCTTCCACACCGCGGGCAATATATTGTTTTTGGTTTATATACCATAAAATCCTCTTTTCTTTTCAAAAGAAAAAGCACCGGAGATTTCTCTACGATGCTTTTCTAAATTGGGGGAGGTGAAGTATTCAACTTTTGTTGCTTTCTTCGATTATAACTATATCATTTTTTCAATATGACATTCTATGACATTTTACAAATAAGTTGCTCCATATTTTTGCTCAAATTTTTTTAATGCAATTCCATGAAGCCTTATTGTCTGTCTCCAAGAGTAATTCATTTCGGTTGCAATAACCTCAAATGTCTTTTTTTCTATGTACTTTGAAAACAACACATTATAGACATTCTCATCTTCCATGCTGTCTATCTGACTGACAATCTGATCTCTTTTAATGATATAATCATCAACCAGTGCATCGATCTTCCTTTCCATTTCATCAATCTTTGCCTGCTTCGCGCCTATCCTGTCAAAATTTGGGGTTGTCATTACTCTTTCTTCATTTGTAATTGACGATATGCTGCATGCCAGCTCTTTAAGTTGTGCAAGCTCTACCAGCTTATTATTTATCATCCTGTTAAGCCTGCTTATCTGGTTTAGATAATCCTTTGTTGTCATATCAATACCTCCTAAACGGATTTACTGCTGCTTCTACTTTTGCTACGTTATTTCCATTTGTCACTCTAAGCGCAAAGTTTGAAAATACATCCGGCACATCATCCAACTGCTTTTTACCGGACACTGAATATCTCTTGAGAAGAGACATCATTACTCCATATGGCTCATTTGGCTTATATAATGATGGGTCTTTAAATATAACGTGTTGTAATATCCAGTTAGAGCACTGGAAAATCCTTGCTTCCTTGTTTGTCTCCGTCGGTGTATCAGTAATGTTACATATCCATCCTTTTTTTTCGACACGCTTGTTTACTTCCATTGCGACACGGTCTCCGCCGGCGTTTCTCTCAAATTCACATTCCTGCACTTTGTTGTTTGTCAAAACATTTGCTGCATTTTCATACTGCATCTCATAATCTGCCGTGTTATCGCAAACGCAATCTACACAGTAGTAATCCTCTTCGTATTTTTGCAATACCGGCAAAACAAAGTAATCCGTTCCTTTTCCCTTGGTATCGCACTGACCGGTTACAATCTCTGGCTCTCCATGTGGCAAATTAAGATACCGGCGTATTTTATCTTCCGGAAACAGCAATCCCTCTCGCTCAATCGGCTCCTGTTTGTAGAGACAGCGATATGATATGTCGTCCATCAATAATTGTTGGTCTTCAAAAAACTCTTTTGTAAAACCGGAAAACTCATATTCAAAGTTGCTTTCTCCTGTAACTGGGTCTACATCCGGTACCGCAATAACCTTTACTCTCGGATTTCCCTCGTACATATTTTGGATGCGCCCTATGACGTCGTGTACGCTCCATCTTGTGGCAATATGTATTTCCTTGCAGTTCTTACCGTCCGTGTCCTGTATCTTTCTCTGTCTGGCATCTACAGCGTATTTATCCCACAATTTATCAAGGATAATGGGATTCATTGCTTCTTCAATGCCGCCGATCATATCGTCAACCAGTAAAAACTTAGAAGCCCTTACTTTACCTGCATTCTTACTACCAACAGACGTACATTGTACGGATGGAAACGATTTGTACTTCCCGACATTAAATTGCTCCATCTTTGCGTTTGTGCTCGTCACGGAAAGATCTGGAAAAATTTCATTCCATGTATATTCTTCCGTATTTGTAACGATATCGTACACACCGTCATAGTACATTCTGGTAATATCTCCGCTGTGCGAATAAAAAAGGCTGAAATCTCTCGGAAACCATCCGGCAACAAGTGCGTGAAACATTTTTTCGACCGTTGTTTTGCCTGCTCCCGGAACAAGAGACACGCAAAGAATGTCATATTTATCATCAATCATGCCTTGCAAAGCCTGTGTAAGACCTATTTTGAGAAATTGATTTCTTCTTGGCATGTAAAACCGCTCTTTAGGCTCTCTCTTCTTCTCCAAATACTGGAAAGCACTATCCAAAACTTTGTTTTGCGCTTCTAAAAGCAAAATTCCGTAGTATTTGTCCAGAATTTCATAAGATACCTTGTTTTGGAATGAATATTTCTCTAAATCCCACGGTGTACCGCCTGTAGATTGAAAAATAAACTGCTCCGTCAGTTCTTTCGTTCTTGCAGAAACCTTTAATCCATACTCAACATCCTTTTCTGTCAGAATGGCTACCTTTGCCGCTTCTTCCATGGCATCCATAACCTGTTCATCAACGCCATGCACCTGTATGTAATTTTCATATCCATTTACTGTGGAAATTAGGCTTGAACTTGCCAAAAGAAAAGCACCTCCGCAAAAAGCAGAAGTGCTTGTAGACCTCTGCCTATAATTTTTCTAGGTTAGCGACTAACTCCGTTTGTTAGTCGGTAATATTTTTAATTTCCTAATATCATAACTTCTCGCCTATCAATGCAAATCGTTTTGCGTTCAATTTCAAGGTAAATTTGCATTGATTTAACCCCAGACAAATCCATTTTTTCCCCATCAATTACTACTTTCAATCCATTTGTGCAATCTATTTCAATTTTTTTTGCTTTTTTCATTCCAATGCACCTTGAACCCTTTCGCCGTATAATTACCAACTGCCTGTTTCAGTTCTTCCTTGCTTTTATATTCCTCTCGAAGCATGATTGCTACCTTGTTCTTCTCAACGGCGTATATTCCGCAGGTAACCGCTTTGCTTGCCGTATCAAGAACTGCTTTATACTGTTTGCTGTTCATCTCGTATGTGCTGTTATTGATATTTACAATCATTTTTCATAAACCTCTCAAAATCTTTACGACATTTAGGGCATAATTCATAAGTTTTCTTAAGTCTTCCGCAAAATCTTGTTTTGTGAAGTTCGCACGAAATTTCATCTTCCGTAAAACTGGCTACTGGTTCTGAATATGTACCACACGGCACATATTGTAGCTGTTGTCTTGGCTTGAATTTTATTTCAGCCCCACATCTATTGCATGTGTGCCATTCTTTGCTATGCTTCATCGTGAATATCCTCCCAAACTCTGCAAAATTCCTTGAATGTTTTCTTGTCCATCAGCGAAGCTATTTCGTGCAAGTTTACAATGTTGATTTCTGCATCTTGCTCATATTGCACGTCGGCAATAAGGTTTATATTGACCATTGGAAGGCTCGCAGCATAATGTTCTATTTTATACGAACTGCATAAGCACTGTTCGCCATCAACTGTAACTTTAGCACATGCCTGGTGTCCTTCTATTGGTTCTACTTTGAATTTATGTATATTACTCATTCTTCCACCAACTTTCTGCCGCAGATAGGGCAAAATGCAATATCAAAGTATCCTTTCGCCATACAGTAGTTTGAATAAATCACAATTCCGGGGACTTTGTCCCCTGTATTCATCATAATTTGCGCATTTGTCAAATTCGTTTCATTTGCACACTTCTGAATGGGAATATTAGCGCCGAATATTCTGTTATTATCGTAATTCTTGCAAAATTTACACATTTCAATTACTTCCTCATAAACCTAGGTTCACAATCTTCCAAAGTTGTTACTTCTATCATTTCCGGTTCATGTCTGCAAATCCTTCCGTTTGAATCAATATATGGTTCCATTTCTATCTTCGTACGGAAACCATATGGAGTTTTGCAATAAGGGCACGCTTTCTTGTCACTTTCAATTGGTGCGCCACAATTTGCACAATTTAAAACCATATTTATACCTCAATCAAAGTATCAATCAGCTCGGCACCATCGTGGAGCAAGGACTTGAACCTTGCACTTGAAACCTTTCGACTATCAGTTTCACGAAGCGTCTTACTCCGGCAAATACCTTTCTTGCCATCCACGAAAACCGCCATACGACGGTTAGCAATCATATTTTTCGTGCCATGCGTTGCACTATCCTGTGCGATATCACAGGAAATAGGCTGGTGAGGATTTGCACCTCACATAACAACGACTTTCCACAACGGGTAACACCCTTAACAGGTTCCTTCATTGCCTTGTTAATTCAATGACTTGTTCCTAACCGAAGCGTGGTTGTCTTATGCTTAAGCGTCTACCTTTTTCCGCCACAGCCTAATTGCATTTTTGACAGCTCAGGCACCGTGGGATAGATGCCCGAACTATCAATAGGAATCCGCCTGTATTGCTCGTCAGCAAATTACGGGACAACCATCATCCAACACCAAGCGGTCTTCCGCCTTGCCGTACTTCGCGGCAAACGCCACCGGACGGTCTCGCACCGTCCTTAACAGAAACGTCCTAGTGGCGAAAGGAGAAATACGAACTTTTCGTATTCCGAGATAAGCTTTACACTTATCTCTCAATCGGAACGGCAGGACTTGAACCTGCGACCGCTCGGATATAAGCCGAGTGCTCTACCATCTGCGCTACGTTCCGTCACAGCGCGCATAGCGCGCCGTTTATGATAGTATTTTTGATCTTTTTATTTTGCCGACGTCCACTAACACCGAATAATTGCTTACGCCGAGTTTTTTCTTGCAAAAACCGAATGCCAGTGGACTTAAGCTATACTGGATGCTCCGACTTCTCAGACTGGTGCTCAGCGTCACTGTCAAGATCCAGAACGTCGGTTTCTCCCGTATGTTTTTTTCTGCTTATATGTATTCTTCCGACCGTAGTTAAAATTTCCGGCAGGAAGCGAATACCAAATATCGGGTCATACAAAACCATATCATCATCTCCACATTGCAAATATATTGACAAGAAACAATGTAATAAGTGATCCCCAGACTGCCACAGCGTCCTTTTCGTTGCTGCTATCTCTTCCAAGCAAGAAAAACGTCAAAATCGCAAGGGCATCAAATGTTGTTATGACTGTTTTTAAAATCAACATGATTTACCTCCATTTTCAAAACTGCCCGTACCGGACTCGAACCGATAAATGCTGTGATCAAAACCAAGTTGCCTTTCCATTTGGCGAACGAGCAATGCAAGCAATCTATTTCTCCGGCATATAGTAAACAAGGTTATCAAATACTGTTATTGCCATCCTTGGATCATCCATCTTGACGCATCTAATCGGTGTATTTTGTGATGCTGCAACTAATGCAGAAACTTGTTTCTCGTCCATATTTGTGCAAACTACCTGTACAGGCGCATATGCTTTATGCATGTCCATAAATACTTCTGCTGCTCGTTCTGGTGTAGCATATTTCCCAATAACAAAAGTTCTTCCATCAAAAGTAGCGCTTATGCATTCATAGCTTGTTCTAAATTCGGTCCGGTCAAAATCATATGAAGCATCTTTTTTCTGTGACACAACCCTCATTCATCTTCCTCCGACCCATCCCAATCCGGACAAGAAAACTCTTTTTCTACATAATCTCCGACATATTCGCTCTCACTGTTTGTGCAAAAGTAATCTCCATTCTGCTCTTCACAATAATCGCAATTAAAACACATTTCTAACATTTTATTTGCTTCCTTTTGGAATCTTTTTGAATTATATTATCGAGTGTAATTTTTGAAATTTATCTGATGTGAATTTGATTTGATTGTCTTTGATGTGATTATCGATAAAGTATTATCGCACTATACCATGTGCTATATCCGATCTCGTGCACCCCGTACTTTATGTCTACAACTTCCGAATGTACTTCGGTCAAGCATTCTATTTTCCTATTGACCATATCCCGGAAACTAATTTCAGAATCCGATTCTATTGGTGCCGTGATTTTAAGTGGTCTCATATAGTCCCTCCATGATAGACAGGTCTTTTTGTTTTTGGGGATGTTTTAGGGGCTTAGTAGTGGGCTTTCCCTAGCTCTTTTTAACCCCCTCCCCCGCCTGCTGGCTGCTTCTTCCGGCGTTTGCCTTGCTTTAAATTATTCTAATTGTTCGTGCAATTCTCTGTTTGCGTTCTAACTATTCGTTAAACCTAAGTTTCTTAAACTGTTTAAACGAAAGTATGCGGCTCAAGGTGCTTAAATACTGGGGTTTGAATTGTTTGAATTGTCTATCACGATTTCGCCATTATCCGGGATTGAATTGTCACAGTTGTCCGGCAATCTCGCACAATTCCCATTCCCCAGTTTGGGGAGTTCCGAAGCTGTCAACGCTCTTGCTCTGGATCCCTGGTCTCTTACGCCCGGCATATTAAAGCCGCAGTACTTGTTGAGCGACGGCATGTAGCACATGGGATTGTTTTTTCCGGAGATCTGCAAACCTACAAGACTTTCCTCCCTCATTTGGTCAATCTTTTTGCAAATGTCGGAAGCCGTGGAGCCTAGCCTTTCGCCGTTTACCCATCCGTTAAGTGTATCTCTATGTATGCCGGTAAAAAAAGTAAACCCAACTATATTTATCACTTTTTCAAAATCGTTACAAAGTCTTATATATATATCTAAGACTTTATTGACCTTATCAATATCATATTGATTGCTAATATGATTGTCATCTTTAAGGTATACAGGGTTGATCTTAAAAACATTGTCACATACATACTGACAACAGTTATACCACCTATTTTGTGATACCTTGCACATATCCGTTATATTTCTATCGTCCATCCAGAGGTGAATATATTTGTCAATATCGTCTTTGTATATCTCGTCTATATCTACTCTTTCCGCTCTCTGTGCATCTGACATATATACCTCCTTTCTGAATCATAAAAATAAACCGATACAATCGAGATCATCAAGATCTTAACTGTACCGGCTGCATGACTTCCGTTTCCGTTCTCCGGGTCCTGTGCGCTCTCTGTTGCCCGGATGCTTTTTAATTTACGATAACAATATCATTTGTGTATAGCCTTTGTCAAGTATAAATTTAAACTACTGGGTGTATGGAATATATAGATTATATTCGCGCGTGTTAAAGTATATAGTTTATGATTTTTGTACTGTTGATATATATTATATAATATTTACTCCTTGATAAAAAAATACAATGTATTGGAGAGAATATACTAATCTTATCTACGTTTCCATTCTGTATCCATTCTGTATACAAAATTTACCGCTTTAAAGTGTGAGTGTTTGAATACATCAAAAAAGAGAGGTAAAAACCTCTCTTTCTCTAGCTTTTATAAGCAGTATGCGATATAGTAAACTTTCCCAGCATCTTTTACTATTCCCCAATCAGGGAGAATCTTCTTTCCTTCTATCATCTGCTTATATTCTTCCCGCTCTTCCTCATCAACTCCCCATTCGTCCATGTATTGCGTGAAATTCTCTTCGAAGTCTGTGAAAATCGTTGATCCGTTTTTCAAGTGCTTTTCTGCTTCTGTTTTTGTGCATCCGTTTTTCATTAAAATCTCGACATCTGTCATAATTCATTCTCCTTTTTTTATCTTGTTTATTGGTTACTGGGCGGCTTTTGCGCCGCCCTTTGTTGCTTGATGCTTAGTTGTCCTCGATGCCCTTTTGGGTGTCGTCTATGAGACGATCAACCATTTTTTCGGCTTTCTCATAATCCTTAGCCTTTAAGACTTCCTTGAGGTCTTTCAGATCCTGCAAAAGTCTTCTTAAGTAACTTTTAAATACGCTCATATATTCGTCCATGATTCCCCTTTCTGGCTTTCGCCTTATTGCCTTTCGACAATATTATAATAGCATATGTTTATCACTTTTGCAAGTGATATTTTAAAAGTTTTTAAATTTTATTTTTCTGTTCCAGGTCTTCCGCTGTCTCCTCATATATAAATATGTCTTTGGGCTGCATATCAAGGATTAAGCATAGGCTATTTAATGATTTAGCACTTATATTTGTATCCTCGTTTTTTATCTTTTTAAGTGTTTCTTGGCTTAAAAGTCCGGTTGTTTTTGCTTTGTACATATTAAACCCAGCACGTTCTAACGCATCCCCCACATTAAATTTATATTTAAGCACATTATATCATTCCTTTCTGATGTGTTTTATAAATTTACTATATAATATATAGTTCCCAAAGTCAACAAAAATATTACCATAAAAAGTGACAAAACATGTTGACTATCACTATATAAAGTGATATTATAATACCAACAGGAAATCAAAAATATTATCCAAGGAGGAGATCTTATGAATGAATTAAATTGGTTAGTGGTTGTCAGAACCAAAGCATCAAAATTTGAACCGGAATACAAGAATGTTGTGGCTGCTTTTAACTCGCTTGTGCTTGCAGAAGATTTTATAAATTTAGTTATCCCAGAAGCAACAAGAAAGCGTTTTTATATCGAGCATAGATAAAAAAGCCGAAACGGTCAGAAATGACCGTCAGCTGCGGACCGGTCGCCGCGGCTCTGACGATGGCAGACCAGAAAGGGAATTTATGGAAAATTTAAGAATTGAAAACAATAAAATTTATACCACTACAGCAATTGGTAAAACAGACGTTTTTGAGATTGTCACAAAAATTCCGAAAGGATTTTTTGTCTGGAATATCGGCGAGAACATGGGAACGCATGAATATATTCCGCTGTGTCAGCTTTTGCACCCAGAAGACAGTAAATGCTTTAGCATTAACCCGAAAACGCTTAAAGCTATAAAGGTTTCGCCGGAAGAATGGGAAAAACTTGAAAAAGCCGGAAACTGGGGAATTGGAAATCTTAAGCAGGCAGAAAAAGCCTTGAAAAGCAAGCGCCGCGGCTACGTTTCGGATAAAAAAAGAGCCGCTGCAAATATTACAATAGACATCTTTCGGAAAATTTGCGAATAGTCGAAACCGCCCGCGCGGCGGTCTGGTGTAGGGTTGCAACCTTGCCACTGATGAGACAAGCAAAAAATATAAAATGAAAGGTGTTAAAAATGAAGATATTAGCAAATAAAAACGGCTTTGTATTAGCTCATGATGAATACTATGGAGATTATTGCTTTGGTACAGAAAGAGAAATCAAAAACCTATCTATGCCTTGCAATCAGTATGGAACAAAGAAAGAAATAAAGGCAGAATTAGAGCGTTGGAAAAAAGAGGTTGATTTTGACAATCCAAGAATACTTGAAGTGGAAGCCTTTTTTATATCTGTTTTAACACATTGCGAAAATTAGTCGAAACGGTGGAGATTCCCACCGTCTGCAGGAACCGCCCCACCTACACCGATGAGACAGGGCACAAATGAAAGGATGGTTGAGCATATGAACAAATTAGAAGAAGCCCAAAAAGCATTTTTGAAAGTTAGGGATTATTTATTGGAAAATCAAGAAGATTTTGCACTCGCAAGGGCATATAAAAAGCCTTGGAAGTGGTACATGGAACATGCTGAGAAAGAAGCTATTGAGATTTTGAGAAAAGAAGTTAACGCATAGAAAGGACGGTTGATATTATGGAATTTATGGAGAAATTGCAGAAACAAAAAGACGATGCGAAAGCCGCTTATATTAAAGCCCGGGACGAATGGGCGGAAACCAGAACCGCCGAAAACATCAAAGGGGATCCCGAAAAGTGGCGCGCCCTTTGTGATCGGAAAATGGATTGTATGCGATTGGGTGTTATCATTTAAGCAAGTGCAGGCGGTGCAATGTTCCGGGGTTCGATTCCCCGGCTTGCCTTTACCCGGAAACGGGAAAATTTGAAAATATGGAGGAATGAAGTATGAAAAAAGAAAATTTTGAGTTATTTTTGGGATGTCTTGGGAATGGCATTACTGTATGTAATAAGTCAGTAGAGGAAAACGGCGCTTATAAGACAATCGCACATATCGCGGAATGTGGGAAAATTACATGGTATGTAAACCCGGTTTCCTGTGTTCCTGGTGGCGATCTTTTAAAAATTGAACATTTCGCAGATGTTCAGCGTGAAAAATGGGAAAAGTGGCTTGATTCTATGCCAGAATTGAAAAGATATGAAAAGCTTCTTGAAACTGTCCCAGCTGATATTATGCTTTACGCTATGAATTTAAACGGCGAACTTTGGCAGAAAATCAATTATTTAAAACAGGTATGCTATGAGAAATCATACTTTTAATACAGCCGCCGCAGAGGATTACAGCCGGATCACTTCCGGCGGCTTTTTTGTTTATACTTGTTGACGCAAAGCAGATGCATTGCGCGTTGACATTTTGGATGTATTGTGCATATAATGACTTATAGGCATGTGCGCGCCTGTATAGTTGCAATGTCATGTAGACGTTTGCTTTATTTGTTGTACTCATTTTGCGCATTTGTGCGGAGGTTTCCGCGTCTGCATTATTTCAGCGCTTTCCGAAGGGAGACGGCACATAGCAAGATCAAGTACGACCAGATCATGGATGAGTGCAATCTGAACTTGCACTTGCAAAAAAGTTTCAAAAAAATTTTGCAAAAATCTGAACAAAATTTTCATAATCTCAAAAACGGTTTTTCGTGCCGAAATCTGACCCTAGGGGGGTATCAAATTTTTTCCGAATATCTGGGCGAAAATTTCAAAAATTTTTTAAAAATTAAAAAACGAAAATCCTTGTCCAATTCTTAAGGTAGGGGGGATTGGAAATTTTTCCGAAAGTTTTCGGAAGTAAAAAGTAAAGATTTTGCGGCATAATCGCTTTTGTTTAGTTCATCTATCAACTTTTCCCTTGTCATTCCAGGGTTTGTCTTCTGCACATACATTAACAATTCATCTATTTTGTCCACTATGCCGCCCTCCAATCAATGTTTGCTATCAAATCATCCAGCAAATAAATCAAATCTGCCCCATACAGGCTTATCCAGTCCGCGAGATACTCTTCCTGCTCGATTGGCATATGAATGTTATAGGAAAAGCAAAAACAATGGCAAAGCTCATGAGCCAGTATTTTGCGCAAATAACCATTTTTCGGTTTATCTGAAACATATATAGCTCTGTCGTTCCAATCTGTCACAGCAAGGCTTGTAGAGCCATCAGAGCGCATCAATTTATTACTTGCGCCGTGAACAAATTTTATTTTCCATTCAATACCATTTATTAAAAACATATTTTACCTCCAAAAAAGAAACCACCAGCCAAATATCAGCTAGTGGTTTCTAAATTCATGCTTATTTTACCTTTTATTCTTCAATAAGTAGGTAATTGATGTATCTTGTCGCCGTATCGTTGAGGTCTCTATTAAAATCAAGCAGATCAAGAGCGTATTCCGGTGGATATCCATAACTGGCGTAATATGCCTTTTCGATTGCACGTAAGTTGTGCAGATCCGATAATTCCACGAGAATCTTGTGATATAAAAATTTTCGAGTCCAACCAAACCGTTCTAGGATTATACTTAACTTCCAGTTGTTCTTTGAAAACCATGTTTCCGTTTCATGTTTCCATCGAATCTCCCAGTGCTCAAACGGGTCTTTCTCCGGAATTTCAGCCTGCGGATTTTTCAAAGCCTGTTCCATGTCGTGAAAGCGATTGATGTATTGAGCTGTGAAAGCCGTTCCCTTAACTCCGGTCAGCTTGTGGGCGATAAATTCGCATCCTTTCTTTGTAATGTCAAAGCAAGGTTGTGTTTTGTTTTGACTATTTTTATATGTGCTTTCTTTGAAAAAAATCGGACAGCGCAATTTTGCGCTCTCCTTCAAGTTCCTCATTTGCTTTTGATATTTGGTTACAATATCTTCTGATATCTCTCATCAATTCTTTGTGGTTCTTCCCAACCATTTCCGAAACTTCCATACTGGTTAACGTCTGTTCTAATTGTTTCATCTGAATATCATTCATCAGCAAATCCCCCATTTATTCTTGAATGAAATAATTGTGTTCAAAATAAACTGCAAAAATTTTTCGTCCTGTATGCTCTGGATTTCTGTAATCAGCTGTTCTTTCATCTCGCACCGCCTTTCTTGTCAGATGCAAGGTTACTTGTAAAAATCCAGACACATCTTAAAAAGTGTTCGCTAAGTACATTCAGATTTTTGGTAATTTCTTCAATATACATTTCTCTCATAGATTTTTCCTCCCTTTCAATTTTTTCTTGAAAAGAGATACTCTCTATGATAAAATATTTCACAGAGAGTTATCTCGGTTTTAGGGCAGTTGCATGACCGTCAAATCATTTGCAACTGCTCTTTTTGTTTAACTGCTGATTTCTTCATCAACCTTGTTGTCAAGCCACTCTTTTTTAGTCATTCCTTTTTCAAAAAGTTTTTCTTCTAACTTTTCAAACTTCTCCCTGTCAAGCTCAACACTAAAATTTCTTGTCTTTTCTCTACGTTGTTTCATATAATCAGCTCTGCTCTTGGGTGCGATTTTAACCACCTCCTTGTTACGAGTTACATTATATAATGTTACATGTAACAAGTCAATACCTTTTTGAAAAATTTCCAAATCCACAAATCACTAGCTGATATTCAGTTGTCAATGTTCAAACAAACAGGGGCATTTCTGCCCCTGTCATTACATTTTGGAAACAAGCGTTGACAGCTTGCTCTTTGTCATCGTGCGCTCTTCCGGTGTCATGTCAGAGATAAGATCCGCCATATCCTCCGAAAGTTCTTTCATGTATTTTTCAAGGTCATGCATCTTTGCGTCCTTGTCCTCCGGCGTATTGCCTTTGTGAAGCTCTTTGCTTTCCATGTAGCTTCTGCGGCTCATTCCGCTTTTACCCTCTCTGCGGTCACGCATACCGCCATCTGCCGCAATTGTAGGCTCTGTGTAATACATTCGCCCATGTGGTCGATCAATGTCGCGGTCATGCTCCATATCGTGATACATTTCCGGTGTCATGTGCCAGTAAGGCGGCTCGTCATATCCTCTCCGCGTTCCTCTTCCCTTTGGCGCGAATCTGCCGTCTGCATACCGGTAACGGTCATAATACCGTCTGCCGTCTCCGTAACGCTCAAACATATCAAGAACCTGCTCTGGGTCTGCTTCGTCCATTGATTTTGTAAGCGTCCGGTAATACATGGCTTCCGCAAGGTCTTTAAGCATGTCCGTGACTTTTCCCATCTCTTCTGTATCTACACATTCGATACCTTTTGCAAACTCACACTCTGCGCTTTCAGACAGTTTTTCGATCATTTCGTGCATTCTCTTAATATCCATAAAACCGCCCTCCTTACGCTTCCCGGACTGCAATTAAATTGCTGTTCTGAACCTCGATTGCCTGCGCAGAAGTATTCTGTACCGCTACCGTAACACAACAACCGCGAGGAACGTCCACATATGCCTGCGCCGAAACGTTAAAGAAGTTTTCAACTGCCGCCGGTGTAACAATCATTCGAGTTGACTGCAACGGTTCTCCGTCAATTGCAATAGACAGTGAAATAGCTTCAACTGTTCCACCTGTAGGAATTTGAATGTTTCCGGAATAAGATACCAAAAATCTTGCCCGGCACTGATTTGTAAGTCCTCTTAATTTAACAATGCCACTTCCCTGTCTATGAACAATGCATTTTGTTGCACATACCGGAGTTTCTGTAAATGCCACATCTTCTCCCTGCGCGACAGTTTGAATTGCAATTCCTGTAAATTCTGCCATAATAATACCTCTCTTTCATAGAAATAAGGGCAAACATTATAGTCTGCCCTTTGTGTTTATAAGCAATACTGCACAGCAGACATAATCGAGTTAAACTCAATTAAGATACTCAATTATTCAATTTTGTGTAGCAACTACTTTTAGCAGCTACATCCTGTGTTGCATCCACAACCATACGCATAAGCGTTAGGATTTGGCACAACATATGCCGGGATTGCAGCTGGATTTACAGCGTTGATGATCTGCTGGGTCTGTGCCGACATTGCAGTAGTGAGCAATGCAGACTGGCGATCCTGTGAAGCGGCTCTTCTTAAGTCGTTATTTTCTGCCTGTAAGGAAGAAATCTTTTCCTGGCACAGGTAATCAAGGATTGCCCTTGTTCCTGCCTGCTGACTGTCAATAATGTCTCTCGTGTTGCTGTTCATGGTGTTCTGCAGCGCACAGGTGTTCTGCGCCATATTGTAGTTCACACCCTGGATAGCCTCTCTGGTCTCGCAGCAACAATTTGCCATCTGGGACTGCAAAGCGTTCTGCGCCTGCATAAGTGTCACGTTTGTGGTATTAAATCCCTGCTGTGTCTGGTAGCCAAGGTTGCAGATTGCATTGTCTACACCATGAAAACCGTTCATAATAGCAGTGTTCTGTGCGTAAAATCCATCACAGAGACCATTTGTGATACCATCTAACTTTCCGATGATAGCCTGTGTGTCAAATCCACGCTGGATTGCGGAGTCAGTGTATGCAGATGCTGTTGAACCCATACCTCCGTTTCCTCCCCAGCCATTGCCGCCAAAGCCGCCCCAGCCAAAAATCATAGCGAAGATAATGATAGCCCACCAGCCATCGCCGCCCCACATACCATCATTGTTTCTTCCGTTTCCTGTCACTGCTGCAATATCAGCAAGACTAGGAGATGCGTTTCCATTAAACATTTTGTTTGCCTCCATCTGATTTATTTACAAATGGGATAACCGGTTATTGTGCGCGCAACCCAAAATGTACTAATGATTAAACATACTCATAACCTTTTGCTTTGCTTCATCTACTGTAATTCCTCTTTCTTTACAAAGGTTTTCTGCCATTGATTTTAAGCCATTGCTGTCTCCGTTTTGATACATTTGCATGGCATTTTTAGCCATTGGATTATTCTGTACCTGTGGGGAATTTACCATTTGATTTAAAATTGCCTGCATTGGGTTCACTCTGGATCACTCTCCTTTTTTACCTGTGAAGTTTTTCTTTGACCGTTAGGAAGTTTATCTAATCGGTTTTCTATCTGTTCAATTTTTCCAAAAAGTTCATCGAACTTCTGCATAAATGCACCTGTGCACTCGTCTGATAGGTCAAATTTCATTTTTTCCGTCTCATGCGATAAATTGTTAGTCATATCATTTAAAACAGGCTTAAAAACGATTGTGCGGATTGTACCATCTGAGTTCCAGCTTTTGGCGTATATTTCCGACATATCCTGCTTTGGGAAAAACGCCACGCTTCCATCCATCGGCACATCGTTTGCAGTAATATTTTCAACAGAAGGCACAATTTTCCCATTTATTCCAATAGGCGTCATTTGTGTCTGCTGAATTTGCTGTGTTTGCGCCGGTTGAAAATAATTTTGCGGCTGTTCAATTCTTTGCTGATTACCATATGGATTATACCCATATGATGCCTGATAAGGAATTTGCTGACTATATCCCGGTGCCGGATAAACTCCGTTCATGTTCATTTTCTTCAACCTCCTCCAAAACATCCTCGATTGCGTGAATGATAGATGACTGCGTTGACAAATCTAATGATTGCAATTCTTTTCTGGCAAAAATTTTCTCAAGAACATCGTCAGAAAACATTATCATCCCTCCCTTTGCTTATATTGTGGCATAAAAAAAGACGGTAAAACCGCCAGAATACCGTCTAAATAACGCCTGTTTCCCGCCGTATCGCCGCCAAAATTGCAATAAAAAAAGAACGCCTTAAGCGTTCGTACGTTTGTTCGTGTTACCTTTGGTGTTACCTTTGATTTTTACTTTCAGAAAAGGCACCATTCAGAATCTCCTTTCTTCCAGTAAAATCAAGGCTTCACAAGGTTTTCTTAAACAAAAATAAAGTAGCGGAAGGGAGATTTGAACTCTCGACACCACGGGTATGAACCGTGTGCTCTAGCCAACTGAGCTATTCCGCCATGATCAATATGAAATTTTTCATATAAATGGG